CGTACTTGATAATTTTTAGGTTGTGTGGTATATAAAAGGCAACTGTTTTTTCAATACAGCCGCCCATCGGGGTGCGATACAAGCAAGTTGCTATCCGATAACCTCAAAAACAAATTGTACTACGATGGTTTTCAAAAAATGCTGTATCACTACTCGCACCAGTGCAGAGCAGAAGATGGTGTGAATCTGCGTTACCGTTTTGCCAGCGAATGCGATATTCCGTATGACAAGATCGATGCGGAGTTCCACGGTGTTCCGTGCAGTATGCTGGAAATGATGGTGGCCCTTGCGGTGCGCATCGAAGAACATATTATGGAGGATTCCAGTGCGGGAAACCGTGTCGGGCAGTGGTTCTGGAACATGGTTGTCAGTCTCGGGCTTGCTGCCATGGACGACGGCCGGTTTCACGAAGACCGGGCAGATTATATTCTGGACAGGTTTGAGTGCAGAGACTATGAATACAATGGTGCCGGCGGTCTCTTTACAGTGAACCGTCCGACCGAAGATATGCGTCGGCTTGATATTTGGTATCAGCTGATGCACTACCTGCAGGAAAACGAATTTTGAAAGGAAAATCAACATGGATATGACGAACATTATGTATGAACTGGTCAACACCAAAACTTCGCTGGCCATTGCCGACCGCACCATCGAAACTCTGCAGAAGCAGAACCGGCGTCTGAACCGTCGGTGCCTGCGCCAGAGTCTGATGATCGCAGGGCTGGCATGGCTCACCGTTACGGCCTGCAGGATGCTGAGCGAGAGCGATAAGAAGCGCAAAGAGACTGAGGAAGACGCCCGGCAGCTCCATGCGGCACTGGCTCATACGCAGCAGGTGTTGGACGATGTGAACCGCAAGAACGCCGAACAGTTCTGGACGGAGAGCAGCACAAGTGCGACGGAGCCCGAAAAAGATATCTGCTGCGATGGGAAGGCAACCATTACCAACAATCCGGAATAAAATGCATGGAAAGGAGGAAGTCAGTTGCCGATGATTGATTTCCTGAGGATCGCCACGCGAACCGGAAAACACGGGGTGATCGAAGTGTACCCGAACTTTATCATCACCAAGTCGAAAGACCTGATGATCCGGGGTTCTGATTTCTATGCGATCTGGCTGGAAGAACGCGGCTTGTGGAGTACCGAAGAGCAGGATGCGTTGCAACTCATTGACCGGGAACTTGATATTTATGCAAACGAGCATAAGCAGTTTCTGGGCGATAATGTTCGAGTCTTACATATGTGGGATGCACAGTCTGGCATGATTGATATTTGGCACAAATATTGTCAGCGCCAGATGCGGGACAACTATCATACCCTCGATGAGACATTGATATTTGCAAACACCTCTGTCAAAAAAGACAGTTATGCATCCAAACGACTGCCGTACCCGCTGGAACAGGGGAGCATTGCCGCCTACGACGAGCTGATGACCACGTTGTATACGCCGGAGGAACGCGAAAAGATCGAATGGGCCATTGGTTCCATTGTAAACGGGGATTCCAAAAAGATCCAGAAGTTCCTTGTTCTGTATGGTCCGCCCGGAAGCGGCAAATCGACCATTCTGAACATCATCCAGAAAATGTTTGATGGATACTGGGCAGTGTTTGACTCGAAGGCACTTGGTTCATCATCCAATTCGTTTGCACTGGAAGCGTTCAAATCGAACCCGCTGATCGCAATTCAGCATGACGGCGATTTATCGCGTATCGAGGACAATACCCGATTAAACTCGCTGGTTTCCCATGAAACCATGATGGTGAACGAGAAGTTCCGCAGTGCCTATGCAAGCCAGTTCAAATGTTTCATGTTTCTCGGTACGAACAAGCCCGTAAAGATCACGGACGCAAAATCGGGTCTGATCCGGCGACTGATCGATGTGGAGCCGAGCGGCGAAAAAATACCGGCAAAGAAATACCGCGACCTCGTAGGCAAGGTTGACTTTGAATTGGGTGCTATTGCATGGCATTGCAAAGACGTCTACGAGAAAAACAAGCATCGTTACGACGATTATGTTCCGACACGAATGCTTGGCGCATCCAACGACTTCTACAACTTCATGCTGGACTCCTACTACATCTTCAAAAAAGAAGATGGCGTATCGCTGAAACGTGCCTGGGCAATGTACGACACCTACAATCAGGAGGCAAAGGTTTCGTATCCTTACTCCAGGCGAGCGTTCCGTGAAGAGCTGATGAATTATTTCTCGGATTACAAAGAACGTGCCGAGGATATGAACGGCGAGCGGGTGCGCAGCTACTACAGCGGCTTCAAGTACGAAAAATTCAAAGAATTTCTGGAGGACCCTCCCCCAGGGGTTGATGCGGGAGATGACCCCCCTGCCTCCTCCTGGATCGAATTGAAGGAGCAGCATTCTCTCTTTAATGATATTTGCAAGGACTGTCTGGCGCAATATGCGAACGAAAATGGCACTCCCATGCAGAAGTGGGAGAATGTCAAAACCAGATTAACCGGGATAGATACAAAAAAGCTGCATTATGTAAAAGTTCCGGAGAATCACATTGTCATCGACTTTGATATTCCAGGGCCGGATGGAAAAAAGAGCTTCGAGCGCAACCTGGAAGCTGCCTCCAAATGGCCCAAGACCTATGCGGAGCTGAGTAAATCTGGTGCGGGCATCCACCTGCATTATATTTACACCGGCGATGCAACGAAGCTGAGCAGAATCTACGACGAGAACATTGAGGTCAAGGTGTTCACGGGAAAATCTTCTCTGCGAAGAAAATTGTCGAAGTGCAATGATATTTCCATCGCAAACATCAGCAGTGGCTTGCCGTTGAAGGGAGAAAAAGCAATGGTCGATGTAAAGCAGATCCAGAATGAGAAGCATCTGCGCATTCTCATCAAGAAAGCGCTGGCAAAGGAGATCAGCCCGTATACGAAACCAAGTGTGGACTTTATTGCCCACGTTATGGACGAAGCATATGAAGGCAATATCCCTTATAATGTTGATGACATGCGGAATGCCATCTTGGGGTTCGCTGCCAGCAGCACCAATCAGGCGGAAACCTGTCTGAAAATCGTGGCGAAGATGCATTTCAAGTCTAAGGACGATATCGAAGCTCCGCCAACAGAAGACGGGAAGAAGCCGATCGTATTCTTCGATTGTGAGGTGTTTCCGAACCTTCTGCTTGTGAACTGGAAGTTTGCAAAACAGGAAAAGGTTTATCGTCTCGTCAATCCCAGCCCTGAGGAAATCGAAAACCTGACGAAGTATCGACTGATCGGTTTCAATAACCGCAAATACGATAACCATATTCTCTGGGGACGTATGATCGGTATGTCCATCGAGCAGATCTATGCCTTGTCGGACAGGATCGTGAACCAGCATGAAGGCTTCTTTGGGGAGGCGTACAACCTCTCGTACACTGATATTTACGATTTCTCGTCGAAAAAGCAGAGCCTGAAAAAGTTTGAGATCGAGCTCGGCATCCACCATCAGGAGCTGGGACTTCCGTGGGATCAGCCGGTGCCGAAGAGCCTGTGGGACAAGGTGGCCGAGTATTGCGATAATGACGTGATTGCGACGGAAACTCTGTTCTACTCCAAGAAGCGGCAGGCCGATTTCGTGGCACGTGAAATTCTGGCAGACCTTGCCGGGATGACCGTCAATGACACAACGAACACCCTGACAACCCGGATCATCTTCGGCAAAGAAAAGCATCCCCGCCTCGTCTATACTGATCTGGCAACGGGAAAGTCGGATGCAATCGTTGAGGTAGAGCCTGATATTTTGACGGATACCAACATTATCAACGCTTTTCCCGGCTATGAATGGGTCAAGGGTGACGACGGACAGATGCATAACATGTTCCGTGGCACCGACCTTGGCAAAGGCGGCTATGTGTATGCAGAACCCGGCATGTATACGAACGTTGCGCTGCTGGACGTTGCGTCGCTGCATCCGCATTCGGCTGTTGCCATGAACTACTTTGGCGAGTACACCAAGCATTTTAACGACCTGATGGATGTGCGAATCTACGTCAAGCACGGCGAGTACGAGAAGGCAAAGGGGCTCTTTGGCGGTAAACTGGCAAAATACCTCGATGATCCGCAGCAGGCAAAGGCTTTGGCGCAGGCGTTGAAAATCGCCATCAATTCGGTTTACGGGTTGACCAGTGCAAGCTTCGACAACCCGTTCCGCAACCCCAAGAACGTCAACAACATTGTGGCGCTTCGAGGGGCTTTATTTATGCGCACTTTGCAGGATGAGGTGCAGCAGCGTGGGTTCGCCGTGGCCCACATTAAGACAGATTCCATTAAGATCCCAGATGCCACACCTGAGATCATTGCCTTCTGCATGGATTTCGCAAAGAAATACGGATACACGTTTGAGCACGAAGCTACTTATGAGCGGATGTGTTTAGTGAATAACGCCGTGTACATTGCCAAGTACATGGATGACGACCAGTGTAAGGCCCGCTATGGGTATGTCCCCGGCGATAACGCAGAGGAGGGCGGCGAGTGGACAGCTACCGGCACTCAGTTTCAGGTGCCATATGTCTTCAAGACGTTGTTCTCGAAGGAATCTATCGAATTCTCTGATCTGTGCGAGACGAAGAGCGTTTCCAAGGGCGCGATTTATCTTGACAAGAACGAGGATCTGCCGGAAGGGGAGCATAACTACATTTTTGTGGGTCGTGTTGGCCAGTTCTGCCCGATCATTCCGGGTGCCGGTGGTGCTTTGCTGCTTCGGGAGGCCGGTGTAAAACCGAACGGCGAAATGAAATACGATTCTGTCACCGGAGCGAAGGATTACCGCTGGCTTGAAAGTGAGATGGTGTATCAGCTTCATATGGAGGAGTCAATCAACAAGACGTACTTCAATAAGGAAGTTGATGATGCTGTCAAGGAAATCTCGAAATACGGTGACTTTGAGTGGTTTGCCTCGGATAATTCGGGAATGCCACCCTGGCAGAAGCCTGATATTCCGTGGGACGATGTGCAGGAAGAAACAGCAAGAAATTTTGAAGTTCGATAACAAAGGAGCAAAGGATATTTATGTACCAGAAGCGTCAGAAAGTCAACATTGATGATACCCGTTTTATCTTTACCACCAACTTCTCCGGCGACCCGGAGCGTGACCGCTTTGGCTCTGACCAGCGCCGTGTCAACGTGGTAATTCCTACCGAGGAGCTCGCGCAGCATCTGCTGGATATTGGCGTAAAGGTCAAGCAGACCAAGCCGAACCCTGAGCGCACTTACGACGAGCCGTTTGTGCCCACGCTCTACGTGCCGGTCAACATCAAGATGGACTCCAAGTGGCCGCCGCACATCTATTGGGTCACAACTGCTGGCAAGCGCCTGCTCTGCAACGAGGACACCATCAGCCAGCTGGACTTCATCCGCGTCAAGAACGTCTGCCTGCAGGCAAATCTTGTTGAGAAGAGGAACTTCCCTGGCGAGTACAGTCTGTACGCCGATGTGATGTACGTTGAGCAGGATGCTGATGCTGACCCGTATGCGGGGCGCTACGCTCAGTACGCAGAGCCTGCTCCTGAAGTGCCGTTCTAAGGAGGATACTATGGAAAAACTGTTTATCAGCTGTCCGATGCGTGCTCGCACTGCAGAACAGATCCATGCGACTATGGACCAGATGCATAAAATCGCCGAGGCTATTTTCGGCGAAGAACTGGAGGTCATCCCGACTTACTTTGAGGGCACCCCTCCTGAAAATGCCAATGACCGTCTGTGGTATCTGGGTAAATCCATTGAGAAAATGTCCGAGGCGGATTGCTTCATCGGCATTTTCGATGACCAGAAAGATTATGATGGCTGCATCATCGAGAACCATGTCGCCAAACTCTACGGTGTACCGCAGTATCTGGTGAATATTGCGTACGTAGCACCGGACATCATGGAGCAGCGTTTGCAGCATATGGTCTGATGGTATTTATCGAGTGCCGGGGTCGGTCCTCGGTTGAATGATCCAGTCGGTGAGTGCCCACGTCGCAAATGGCGTTCTCAGAGGAAACAGCTCGATTGATATTTTGATTTTGGGAGGTTGAACGTATGAAAGTCTTGCGAATCCAGCCCAAGAAGTATCCTGAAGTTATTGAAATCGACGGCTCGCTCGAATCTCTTCAGAAAGAAGTGGCCGGTCCGATTCAGGCGGTCTACCCGTGGGATGATCTGGTTGCGCTTATCTGCAATGAGGAAGGCAAGCTGGCCGAGGATGCCTTCGAGCACTGCAACAGAGTTCTTTGCAATGAGATCGGGATTCCCTATGACATTGTAGTGGGAACTTTCCTGATCGTTGGTCTGACCAAGGATGATTTCGACGACCTGTCACAGGAACTCATTCAGAGGTACGAAAAGCTTTTCCATAACCCGGAAGAGTTTGATTACTTTACAGATGCTCAGGGAAGAACACATCTGGACGTTCGCCCCTGTGAACCTGAAGATAACGCGAAATAATCCGCTTCCTTTACAGATGCATGAGAGCTTCGGAGAAATCTGAGGCTCTTTTTATTTTGGGTCAGTAGCTTAGTCTGGCTGAAAGCTGGCAGCTCATAACTGCGTGATCGCGGGTTCAAATCCTGCCTGACCCACCAGAGGTGCAAGCCTTATATTTGAATAAACAAAGGAGAGAACAGCATGAGCGCAAGAAACTATGTCCCGGCAATGGTGAAATGGATGGTCGAGGAAGGTACCAAGAACACCTCCAGCGGCAACTGGATATTCACGAGCGCGGAAATTGCAGAGGCCTTCCCTGTAGCCGAAAGTAGCGTGATTGAGATGTTTGGAACAATCCTGACTGAAGTTTATCAGCATGAAGCTGTAGCGGAAGCAAATGTAAATTTCGAGAGCGACGGTTCGGCGACTTTCGATTTGACCTTCTACACAGATTATTGCCCGAACATCAGTGATGAAACAAAGGCTGGGTGATTTCTATGGGTGATAGCAAAGTTACAAAGCGCTGTGTAAAGTGTGGCGCTGTGATGCACAACGTGTCTGCGGCAAGGAAATACTGCGATTTTTGTAGATTTGGCTATGCAACCAATGACCCGGTACTGCCTTTGGTACATCCAAAGTACACTGGGCCGACTCTGCAGGAAATCATGAGAGAGGCTACCAAGGAGGGGCTTCAGTATGCAGAATATTGTAAAAAACACGGACTGCACTAATCACATAAAGGAACTCTGGAAAGTTTTTACAAAAGAAGGCAAAGAACTTTTTTCCTACACGATTCGCGGTGAAGGTGAAGACGAGGAAGAATGCACCAAACAGCTTTTAGCTTATGAGAACCATTGCTATCCTAACCAGATTCATGTTCACACGGAAATGAGGTGATTGGATGGCGGGTATAACGCTCTATGACTACCAAAAAGATGCGCTGGAACGAATGAAAATCGGATGCATCTTATGTGGTGGTGTAGGAAGCGGAAAATCAAGAACCAGTTTGGCATTTTACTATACGCTCTATGGTGGCACAGTCAACACCAAAAACTACGTTAAGATGCATGATCCACCCGACTTGTGTATTATCACCACTGCGAGGAAGCGCGATACAGGCGAGTGGGAGGAAGAGCTGGCTCATTTCTATATGTCCACCGACAGCAACCTTGATATTTACAATCACAAGGTGGTTGTGGATTCATGGAACAATATCGGAAAGTACGTTGGCGTGAAGAACGCATTTTTCATTTTCGATGAGCAGAGAGTCGTTGGCAGCGGGCAATGGGTCAAATCCTTCCTGAAAATCACGAAGGAGAATGACTGGATTCTTCTGAGCGCTACTCCGGGAGATTGCTGGACAGATTACATTCCGGTGTTTATTGCAAACGGGTTCTATAAAAACCGGACGCAGTTCAACAATGAACACATAATCTATAGTCGTTTTTCCAAGTATCCGAAAATTGACCGGTATCTGAACACCCAACGACTGGTACGTCTGCGTGAACGGGTGCTTGTAGATATGGACTTTGAGCGACCTACTGTATCTCACCATGAGAATGTTTTTGTCGAGTATGACAAGCCTAAGTATCTGGAAATTTGTAAAACTCGCTGGAACCTGTGGGAAAACAAACCCATTGAGACCGCCAGCGAGTTTTGTTATCTGCTGCGGAAACTGGTGAACACAGACCTGACTAGGTCGCAAAAAGTTCTGGATATTTGCATGACCAACCCCAGAGTCATAATCTTCTATAATTTCGATTATGAGCTGGATATTCTTATGAATCTGCCCTATGGCGATGATGCGGAAGTAGCGCAATGGAACGGCCATAAGCACCAGCCAATCCCTGACGGTAAGAAGTGGGTATATCTGGTCCAGTACAATGCGGGTGCAGAAGGTTGGAACTGCATCAAGACCGATACCGTCATATTCTACTCGCAGAACTACTCCTACAAAATTATGGAGCAGGCTGCAGGCAGAATCGACCGGCTGAACACACCTTATAAGAACCTGTTCTACTATCATCTGAAGAGCAGGGCGGGAATTGATCTGGCGATTTCGAGGGCACTGAACTCGAAGAAAGCGTTTAATGAAAGGAAATTCTATGGAGCATGATATTTATGATTCTTTAAAGTTTATTGCGACGACCTGTGAGAAAATAACAGATGTCTTAAATGCGATTGCAGAATGCTTCGAGAAATTAACGGCTTGTCTCATGGACTCGATTGAAGAAATTAAGAGGCAGCCATTGAAGATAATTCTGCAGAAGCTGCGCCCTGACTACAAGGACAAATGCAAAATCCGGTGGCTGGATATTCCCAACAAGGTTATGCAGGGGAGAATCAGGAGGTTCTGCTGATGGGAAATATCTCAAAGAAAACTAGAAAGAAGCTTGTCAAAGTTCTCAATGCTAATTGTCATCGTGTAACGCACTTTGGAGAGCCAAGTGTAACGTTTGTTCCTTACGACAGCAGTCCGTTGTCTGCTATTTGGAAATATCTCTGTATCAGGAACGACGGTGTTATCACAGGCCGCTTCTTGGTTGATCGAAGCGAAAAACGTATTCCTTTTAGCGAGAGATACTGTTACATCAATGCTCCAGAACAACTGTTTATTCCGAGAGCACATATTGAAATCAACAAACAAATTGTCAATAGACTTAAAGAGCGCAGCCAGCTTTATGCTGTTTATTACACATGGAGGAAAGCAAAATGATAAAAGATTCTGGCGACCGCACCGAATTTGAAACCGGTGCCAAGCGCGATATGCACGCAGGGAAGGGACGGATGGATCTTTTGCCTTGGTATGGCATCATGGAGGTCAGCAAGCACTGCGAAGAAGGCGCACTGAAATACGGCGAACACAATGTGGATAAGGGTATCCCGCTGCATTCGCTGCTGGACAGTGCTTCTCGGCATCTGGCAAAGTACATTGTCGGAATGGACGACGAGGATCATCTGCGCGCTGCCTGCTGGAACCTGCTGTGGGCGCTGAACCAGCGGGTGACGCACCCGGAGTTGGATGATAGGTTGTGCAATCAAGAAGGCGAAAAATTAGAACCTAAGAAAAAGCAGCTTCGGTGTGCAACGTGTAATTGTGTATTGACAGATTCGACACAGCACCTTTACCCGGATGTGGACGTGGCGTATGTACGAACCTCGGCTGGAACTGTTACTCTGAGGTGTCCTAACTGTAAGCACGTCACTACATTTGACATGGAGGATATCAAAATATGAATGACTGGATGCGCGAAGTGGACTACGCAACCTACTGCCCGAAGTGCGAGAGCTTCAAGGTGCTGGAGACGGATGAGCCCTGCAACGAGTGCCTGACGGAGTGTGCGCGGGAGGGTACGTCGAAGCCGGTGAAGTTTGAGGAGAAGACGCGAAAATAACGGGCTCCTTTATGAGGTAAACTCATATTTGAAAGGAGATATTTATTATGGTAAACACATCGAAAGTAATCATTAAAGAGGCATGCGAATGTGCCGCTATTGGACTTGCGCTATACTGGGTTTGTGACATGATTAGAGCAAAGATCGAGAAGATCAATGATAAAACATGGGACGAAGCTTGGAATTGCGGATACAACAGTGGATGCAGGGAAGGTCGCTTAGATGGGTTATACGATGCTGCCGTCAAAAAATATATCACACCTGAAGAATTTAACGAACTAATCAAGGAAAATTGATAATATTGAGCCGTGGAGAAATCTGCGGCTCTTTATTTTTATCATCGAAGGAGATGCTTGTATGCAACGCATGAACATTAAATGCTGCCATTGTGGATACTATACCCCATTTATTGCAGAGTATCAGGAGAAACGGTGAACGCTAAATGATATTTGCTGAAGAGGATTTGAACTCTTTGAATGCTATTGCTGGACTATTGGCTTCATTTGGGTGTGATAGTCAGGCTGGCTGTGTGCTTTATATTCAGCATAAAATCGCAAAGTCCATGGAGGCTGACGAAAGGAAATGCAGAAATGAGAAACATGTCTAAGAAGACCTGGAAACTCCGGGTTTGGGGTCACATGACCGAGATGCAGAAGCTGGATTATCTTCTTACGAAAGCGGGCATTACGCATGAGATGGAAAGAAGATTTCCTGAGAACGATAAAAACCGGCCTGAAGTTTGCGGCCCTGGAGCACTGCATGATGGAGGCTATCAGATTACAGTTCGAGATAAATCTGGCACATATCTGTGGGATGCGGTATGCGGTTGGTACACTTACGGGTTTCCTCATTTACTCGAGGTGTGCGGGCTGGCACTTGTTGATCATTATGATGTCGAGGGCTGGCTCACGGCTCGGCAAGTTATGAAGATGTGGGGGCGTAGAAATGCTGCGAAAAATCGCTGATTTTGTCAAAAAGATATTCCGCATGGAGCCGATCCCGACAACAGTTAATACCCTGCGGGAGGCTTTACAGGCCTTGGAGGTGGCTCGGAACCACTTCGAGCACTGTGACCCGGAATTTGTGGACGCGGCTATTTTTGAGTTGAACGCTGCGGAGTGCCGGGTGGATGCGGTTAGGAGGTGTGTGGGGTGACAACATTCTATTTTCCAGCTTACAAATGCAGCTTATGCGAACAGAAATTCAATGATGGTCTCTGCTATGTCGGTTTAGCCGATGCTCTAAATCATGTGCCTGAATTGAAAAAATACGAACCGATTCACCACTGCGAGCATGGAAATATTGGCTTCGGAAAGTTTGCAGGGCTTGAAAGGGTTGATAAAAATGACTGATGTTTGGACGAAAGTTGGCAAATTTCTTGGCCGGGCTATTGCGCTGACACTTATTTTGTGCGCTTGGGCCATCATTATTGGATTCACGCTGAAGGTGCTTTGGTTTATCTGGTTTCGGATTTTGCTGTGAGGTAAGAAGGCTATGGACAATGGAAGAGTGTCATATGAAGAAGCCGTAGAAGCTATCCAGAATTGGAGTAAGGCAGAGTACGAATTTTCTGATGATGACGTTGAAACCATCTACGCGAATGGCCGACCTATTGATATGGTAAGAAAACAAACTCGGAATACCCTTACTATATATGATCGTGAGCATGTCTACAGGGTTCCGGTTGGAAATTTCACGTCGATGGACAATGTTGCTCGGCTGTGGGCGAATGACTATATCACTTTGCAAGACACACGAATCTGGTGCGTTAACACCAATCACTCACTGGTTGATATTGAGCAAGCGATAGAAAGTATTCAATACGGTCAGACAGAAACTACAACCATCCCAGCTCGGTATGAAAAGAAAAGATCTTGGCCGTATCGATTGGTTGCTTTTCTGAACGAAGTAATTTATATGTTTGTACAAGCTATTAAGGAGGATTTCTTATGAGATGTTGTCCGGTATGTTACGCAAAGGCAAAGCCTATTGTGTCTGATACGGTAATGACTGGCACGAAACTGGAAATCAAATACGTGATAGTATGTCCAAGATGCGGATTCGGGTGCCATAATGAAGGCAGTGTTATATTGCAATACGATGAAACAACGATGACTCCATTGGCGGATGACCATGGTTTGCGGAGTCTTGTTAGGAAATGGGATTCAATTTTACGAGATCCCGAGGCAGAAAGGATAGCCAACATATGAAATACACCTTTATATTTTCCTGCACAGACAACGGTGGCGGGCATCAGACCTTTGAAGTCAGGGCGACCGACAAGCAGGAGGCTATTGAAAAGGGTATGAAATTTGCCAAGAAATACGCCTGTGGTGACATTTGCGGGAACTGGGAGTGTAAGTTGAAACGAGAGGATAGTTTATGAACGAGGACTTCGGAGCGATTACCATCCTTGCTCCAAAATGCCAGCAGTGCCCCAATGTGAAATCCTGTGACCATAAGCAAATGGCCCATCTCGGATACATAGTTCCGCAAAGGGGTAATGGAAAGAGCCTCAGTCAGCTCGAAATAGTGGATTCACTGATGAAAAGGAGATTTAATTATGAAAATCGTTGAACCTAAGTACGAAATCCTCACTGATATCTCTGAGGGCGGCATCAAGGAGCTGCAGCAGATCGAGCGCGTTGCCCGGGTCTGCTACAAGAGCGAGGATAAGATCACGCCGGATGGTGAGTCGGCAAAGAAACTGGTGGGCTTTCTGGTGAAGCAAGGGCATGAGGCCATGCTTGAGCATTCTCAGCTGAGCGTGCTGTTTACGTGCGATCGTGGCGTGGCCAATGAGCTGGTGCGGCACCGCATTGCGAGCTTTGCGCAGGAGAGCACCCGGTACTGCAACTACTCAAAGGAGAAGTTTGGCGGGGAGCTGAGCTTTATTCGGCCGTTTTATATTGATGTGACCGACGCTGACAAGAAACGTGAAAGCGCAGAATATACGCCTGGCAGCACTTGGCTTGATTCCTGCGAATCTGCGGAAATCCTTTATAAGGATATGATCGCACTCGGTATGCGTCCCGAACAGGCTCGTTGTGTGCTGCCCCTGTGCCTGAAGACCGAGATCGTGCTCACTACCAACTACCGTGAGTGGCGCAATATCTTCAAGCTGCGTACTCCTGTGGCGGCCCATCCTCAGATGCGGGAGCTGATGTGCCCGCTGCTGAAGGAGCTGCAGAGCAAGATCCCGGTGGTGTTCGATGATATTTACACGTATTGGCCGAATGATGACCAGACGGGAAAGGAAAGTGTGGATGAATGATGCGAATTGTGCTGCTCACAAGCACTATTTTACAAGCTATCGCAATTGGAATGTCTTTTGCTGAGAACATCGGCAAAGAAAAACAGAGAATCATCAGATATACAGGATGGTTCTTGCTTTTGATTTACATGGTATTTGGTTGAGGTGATTAACTATGAAAAATCGTATTATTTGCGTCGTTGCATACCTGATGATGCTTGTGGGCTGTATGGTTCTGTGCAGCTGCTCCGAAGCGGATAAGGTGAATCGGAATATTTCCAAGCAGGCCAACTACTTTGAAGCTGAGCGCCGGATCACGGTCTATAATGCACGTACGGACAATGTTATCCTTGAAATGGAAGGAGCTATGTCCATTTCAAACAATGACAACAACGAACTTGTGTGTACGGTGAAGACCGGTCCGAACGAGTATAAGAAAAACTACATTTATCTGAATGAGTACACCATGTACGTTGTCGAGGACATTACTGGCACTCATACGGACCCTTATCATTACAAGCTCTATTTCCACACGGATATTCTGCCGGATGTGGAGGTAAGATCGTGATGACTACATACGAATTCGTAGATAAGATTGGAGATGCAACATGCAGCAGAAAACACATGACTTTCTCGTGAGAACGCGGGTGCCGATGGCGACATTCGGTGGAGATCTCATGGGAGAAGCGATTGATTTCGCTATTCAGGAAATGCGGAATAATCGTTTTGTCACACTGACAGACATTGAAAATGTACTTAGCGATCGTTTTCACTGCAGTGCGAGTTCAGCGGATGCACGGCTTCGCAGGGCACTGTACGTGACTGAGTTTCGGTGTGGAGAGTATCCGAACCCTGAACTTGAGCGGCTTCGGGCTGAATATCGGGTTGATCGGTGGTCTGTGAAACGGTTCATTTATGCCGCGGCAAGGAGGGGAATGAACGATTTTGACTGATTCTCGGCAACTTTTTGGCCAAAAACCCACTTCGTGGCCAAAAATTTTTGCAAAAATGGCCACAAAATATTACGATAATACGTAATGAAATTGCCGCTTGGCCAAAAACCCACTTTTTTCTTTAACTTAATAAAAATTTTTAAATTTTATATATAGTAATTAAGGATGAAAAACGGGTTTTTGGCCACGGCGAAAGTTTAACGTCTTATCGAGCCGGAAAATGTTACAATATTTTAACCTTGAACTATATCCCCTGACAGTGTAATATAGAACTGCATTAAATAGACGTACTGCCCTTTAATGAAGTGCGAGGTGAAAAATATGAACTATATGGATGCGCTTGCAAAAAATTGGCGTGAGCACGATTACTCTTTTGAAGGACGAGATGTTCTTCCGAATGGCGATGAAGTTTGGATCTACACTACATTGGAACTTGGGCTACCAGTGCTATGGGTGAAGCATCCAGACGGATCGTTTGACTACCGTGTTCTCCATACTCCCGGCTATGATGAATCAACAGGCGAACATTGGTGTTGGAACTGTCATTGCCAGATGGTACATCATGATGATGAATGGCTGTGCCCGAAATGCGGAGATCATATCGATGATAACGACATAGATCTTTTGTCATCTCCGACAGAGGAAGCAAGCTATCCAGACGATGACCTTGAACCAGAACCTGAGTGGTACGACTGATACAGCAAATAAGATCTGCCTCTGCGCTAACAACGCAGGGGCTTTTCTTTTGCCCGAAAATAACAAAATCTTGCAAAAATTAGCAAAAACTGACGCGATAAAAACATGCCCTTTTATGGGGGGAATAGAACGCGGCTTGAACGCGCTATTCCTTTTATTTTGGAGGTTTTTATCATGCTCGAAAACAAATTCAAACAGGGATTGACGAAAGAACTGAAAGAACGCTTTCCCGGCTGTGTAGTGGTCCATCTTGACCCGAACGAGGTGCAGGGGCATCCTGATCTTTTGGTTTTGTATGGTTCCACCTGGGCAGCACTCGAAGGCAAGCGCTCAGCAAATGCACCTCATCGTCCGAATCAGGATTATTATGTCCGTCAGATGAATGAGATGAGCTTTGCCGCTTTCATTTATCCTGAGAACAAGGAGGAAGTTCTCAATGCAATGGAACGATCATTCCAGGCTCGTGGGGCAGCACGCCTTTCTGGGCGCAAGTAAGTATCATTGGCTGAACTATGATACTCAACGCCTGGTGGATGCTTTCATGAGCTGTCAAGCAAAGGAGAAAGGCACTCGGCTTCATGCTTTTGCTGCAGAGTGCATTAACCTGAAGCAAAAGCTCCCGAAGAGCAAGAAAACCCTCAACGCATATGTCAACGATGCAATTGGTTTCCGTATGGACCCCGAGCAGGTTTTGTTTTACAGCGAAAACTGTTTTGGTACTACCGATGCCATTGCATTTAACGACAAAGATAATTTTCTTCGTATTCATGATCTTAAAACAGGAGCTGTTCCAGCACATATGGAGCAGCTCTTTATTTATGATGCGCTGTTCTGCATGGAGTATCATGTCAAGCCGAAAGATATTTTTATCGAAAATCGCATTTACCAAAATGATGATGTTCTCATCGAGACACCGACAGCAGATATCATTGATCCCATCATCGAAAAGATTAAAGAATTTGACAAAATCATTGCGGATCTGAGATAAGGAGCAGCGTTATGAATCCAATTGAGAAAGACCTTAAAAACTACTACGGCACGAGTTCCGACTCTGATATTTTGGAGCATTACGGCACAAAGCGCCATTCCGGCCGCTATCCTTGGGGTTCCGGTGATAATCCTTATCAGCACTCTGGTGACTTTCTGTCTCGTGTGGAAACGCTCAAGAAGAAGGGCATGTCCGAGAATGAAATTTTAGATCAAATCAATAGCACTCTTCCCAAGGAGTACCAGCTTGGTCTTACCGAATTTCGAGTGGCTCGACGTAAAGCAATCCATGAGCGCAAGGCATCTGAGTATGAGAAAATCGCTGCTTTAAAGGAACAGGGTCTCGGCTGGAAAGCCATCGGTGAAAAGCTTGGTATGAGCGAGTCCAGTGTGCGCTCAAAATATGCAGGCACTGCTGATAAAAAAGCGCAGCGTGCAGAGAATATTGCTGACACGTTGAAAAAAGAAGTGGACAAGAAAGGCATGATCGATATTTCCGAAGGTGCCAATCTTGTAATGGGTGTGTCGCAATCTGAGCTTGACGACGCTGCATATACGTTGGAAGCGGAATACGGTTACAAACGTTATGGCGTAGGTATCCGTCAGCCGACCAACATCCGTCAGCAGACTAACATTACGGTGTTGGCTAAGCCTGAATTCGACCAGAAGTATGCTTATCAGCATCAGGATCAGATTGATTCGCTCGGCGATTATCATTCTGACGATGGCGGTGATACGTTCAAGAAGCTTCAGCGTCCTGCAAGTCTGGATTCCAGCCGTGTTGCCATCCGGTATGGCGATGAAGGTGGCCTGGACAAAGATGGTGTCATGGAAATTCGCCGCGGCGTGCCCGATCTTGACCTTGGTAAGAGCCATTATGCGCAGGTTCGTATCCTTGTCGATGGTGACCACTATCTGAAAGGCATGGCTGTCTACTCGGATGATCTTCCCGATGGTGTGGACATCATGTTCAACACCAACAAACCTTCCGGCACGCCCAAAATGAAGGTCCTGAAGGAAGCGAAAGCGGATCCGGACAATCCGTTTGGTGCAGCCATCAAAGCCAATGGCCAGAGTACATACATCGGTTCTGATGGAAAGGAGCATCTTTCTCCTATTAACAAGCTGAAAGAGGAAGGCGATTGGGATACAATGTCCCGAAATGTATCTTCGCAGTTCCTATCCAAACAGCCGAAAAAGCTTATTGAAAATCAGCTGAAGCTTACAATTGCGGATTATCAGGCGCAGTATGATGAAATCATGCACTACGATAATCCTACTGTTAAAAAGAAGCTGCTGAACGACTTTGCCGATACCTGTGAAGGTACGTCAATGACGCTGAAAGCATCGGCATTTCCGGGGCAATCGACGAAAGTCATACTGCCTATCAACCGAATCAAGGAAACAGAAGCTTACTGTCCGACCTATGAGAATGGCACACAGCTTGCACTGATTCGCTATCCTCATGCCGGCACCTTTGAGATTCCGATTGTTACTGTCAACAACAAAAATGTCAGCGGCAAGCGTAATCTTGGACAGATCCAGGATGCTATTGGCATCAATGCTAAGGTTGCAGAGCGTTTGTCCGGTGCAGACTTTGATGGCGATACCGTTATGGCGATTCCTGTCAGCGATAAGGTTCCCATTAAATCTACTCGTCCGTTGGAACAGTTGAAAGGTTTTGACCCCAAGACTGCATATGCAGTTCCTGAAGGCAATCCCAACAACGTGCGTCTCATGAAAAAAGAAGAGAAGCAGCGTGAAATGGGCGTTATCTCGAACCTCATCACGGACATGACTCTTCGTGGTGCGTCTGAAGAGGAACTGGCTCGTGCTGTCAAGCATTCGATGGTTGTTATCGATGCAGAGAAGCACAAGCTGGATTACAAACGCTCTGAGAGGGAGAACGGTATCCAGGAACTGAAAGAAAAGTGGCAGATCCGTGTGGATGAGGACGGTACTACGCATTATGGTGGCGCATCAACGCTCCTGTCTCGGCGCAAGCAGACCATCCGTGTGCCTGAGCGTCGTGGTAGCGTGCGCGTGGATAAAGAGACTGGTGAACTCATTTATAAGGAGAGCGGGCGTGCCTTCATCGACCCGAAGACCAAGAAAGAGCGTATTGCCGAGGACACCGTAAGTCTGATTTCCGAGACAAAGGACGCAAGAACCCTCTCTTCTGGCACTATTCAGGAGAACTTGTACGCAGACTTCTCTAATAAGCTCAAAGCTATGGCAGCACAGGCCCGCAAAGAGGCGGTCAACATGAAGGGCATTCAGCGTGATCCTGAAGCAGCCAAGACCTATGCCGCAGAAGTTATGTCACTGAAAGATAAGTACACCACAATGCTGGCTAATAAGCCCAAAGAGCGCAAGGCTATGCTGATCGCCAACGCCAACATTAAAGCCAAAATTCAGGAACTGGGCTTAGATCCGCAAAATACTGAGGACAAGAAAGAAATCAAGAAGATTTCTTCTGTCGAAATGCAGCGTGCTCGCGATAAGGTTGGTGCAAGCGGCCAAAAATCCAAGGTTAGATTTAGTGACCGAGAATGGGAAGCCATTCAGGCTGGCGCAATTTCCGACAACATGCTGTCAAAGTTCCTGAATTCTTCTGATTCGGATGAAATCGTGAAACGCGCAATGCCCAAAACCACGGCTTCGTTGTCTTCGGCCAAGTTGTCCAAAGCGAGAGCGATGTTGCGAAGCGGTTACACTTATAAAGAGATTGCACAGGCGTGCGGCGTTCCTGAATCCACCGTTTATGATGCACTTGGAAAGTGATAACAGGAAAGAGAGGCTTTGAATTATGGTTCGATGCTTTCTGACCACGTTCGATAATCCCTACAATCCGTATGATCAGTTCGAGCAGTGGTATCAGTATGACATGGATCACGGCTATAACTCGTCTGGCCTGCTTATGCGGCTGGCACAGACCTCTTCTCAGTTCACAGACAATGAAAATGCCTACGAAATTGAGAAAGCAATCAATAAAATCGTGGCAAACGATCCAGCCAACATCTATAAGAAGCTCAAGATCGAGATTAAGGACGATACCAATTACGCACAAAGTGCCTAAAGGCATAGGGAGGGGTCTCAAAATTGACACCCCCCCTCTCAAATCGCGCCGGTCTTTGATATTTCCCCGGAGGGAAAATTGATATTTGGGCTTTAAACATGAAAAAAGCCGCCCTCGCGATATTCCTAGTATCCCGTGGACGACTTTTTATATTTTCAGCTGTATTTAGTTGGCAGTTTTAGCGAACCAAACTTGTGAGCCGAGAGTCTCGCAGGCATTGACCAGCGGGTCAAGCGCATGAGCAACAGCCAAGAAGTGTGCATCTTCCGCTGCGCGGACAAATTCTTTTACGAATTGCTCGCGAGTGATTTTCATGCGCCGCTGTTTGAACTTATTGTTTGTCATCCTATTTTCACCTCCAATGCTTTAGAGTGTTACGGTTCTTTTTTCATATTTCATGTGCTCTAAGTATACGAGTGAAACACGAGTTGTCAAGCAAAACCAACTAAATACCACAGACATGCTGCCGAGGCCTTGGGGTGTAGACTGAGGTTTCGGCAGTTTTTGCAAGGGCTTATGGGGTGAGCGCCTCCTGAGAGCTTTCTGAGTTCATGACGTTCGACCTCCATCGGCATCGGGGGCATTCTGTGTTGTTCTCCTTTATACGGAATGTTCGCTTTCTCCCTTCAAATGAAAAGCACTGCTGCCACACCCATAAGCCTTTGCAAAAACTGAATTTTAGACAACAAAAGAAAGAGGGCCTTTTGAATGCGACCGAAGAAGAACACACCGGGAGAAGCGGCTGTGGCTTCGGCCCGGCCTGCAACAAGCCCGGAAGCACAGGAACAGTACATGATAAACCTGACCATGCAACTGGTGGAAAGAAGGCTGCGAGAAGGGACGGCATCCAGTGCAGAAACGACTCACTTCCTGAAGCTGGCTACTATGAAAGCGGACCTTGAAAAGAAAAAGCTGGAAGAAGAAAACAAACTGCTCCGGGCAAAGACCGAGACACTGGAAAACGCAAAGGACACCAAAGAAATGTACGCAAATGTGCTGAAAGCTATGGCAAAGTACAATGGCGTGGACGAAGACGAGGCCACAGACTATGAGTTTTAAAAGCTCTTATGCAGCCTGAGTCGTTCTGGCAGTGCTGTTTTTTATCTACTTTACAGCAGCGGTTTTTCTGGTAAAGCGCAATATCCTGTGCGAATGGAAGACAGTACTTTTGACTGGAGCAGTTACATGAACACCGATGCTGCTTACAGATGACATGTTGCAGAAGAAAGGATTTTTATGATGACGGCATTTGAAGAAATCTGCTTCTGGCTGATGGCGGCGATGCCGTGGATCATGCTTGCATGCTTGTTCACAGACCGAGAACGACTGACAAATAAACGGTGGTGGTGGTATTTGCCTCCTAGTATCCTGTCGCTTCTGACGGCTATCGCGGTCGGGCTTCCACAAATTGTTGATAAGTGGTTCGGTGGATTTGGCTGTTGGTGTACGCTGATTTTTACATTTATATGCGCTTACCATGACGAAATGGAAGGCCATGAGAACCTGCATAGTAAGTTGATTTGCCTCTCTATAATCTGCGTGGTATTCGCCATGATCTGCTGGTGCGTGAGCTGCTTATGAAGACCTATACTGAACTTTGTCAGTATTCAACCTTTGAAGACCGCTTTCATTATTTGCAGCTCCACGGCAAAGTTGGATTTGATACTTTTGGCTTTGACCGGTGGCTAAATCAGAGTTTTTACCAGTCAAGAGAGTGGCGGCAGTTCCGGGACAGGATCATTGTGCGGGATGCTGGGTGTGACCTTGCGTGCAAAGACCACGAGATCACCGACTGGGTGATACGAAACGGCAAACCCATTCGGCCGCGCATTATTATTCACCATCTGAATCCGTTGACGAAAGAGGACGTGCTCCAGCACACGGACGCACTGCTGGACCCGGAAAACGTGGTCTGCGTGAGTGATCGGACCCACAAGGCCATCCACTATGGAGATGATACGATCCTAAAGCCTGCATTTGCCGAAAGACGACCGGGCGACACCTGCCCATGGAGGAAATAAGGATTATGACAAGATATGGCTGCCTAATATGGTACACTTTTCATTATATAAAAATATTCAGGGGTGTTTGACATGACGGTGCTGAGAGACTATAATGTAATAAAGTACATCGACTCTATTACAGGAGGCAGTCAAATGTTTCTGGAAGGAATTCTTAGGCCGTACAACAGGTGTAAGCGATATGTGTTGAGCAGTAGTGTTTCAGACTATATTGGCTATGTGGACGAAGAACCATTCTACATTCCACCAGCTTTTAGCGACGTAAAAACAGACGTGAAATTGTCGAGTTTAGAACCGAAATTCGTTTTACTTTCTGCACCTGGTGCAGCGGGAAAGAGCTCTTTGGCAAAGTATATCGCAAACCGGTTTAATGCGATTTACTGGAATCTTGCAAAAGTAAAAGTAGGCACAAATAGTTTTGCAGGTTCAATTCTTAATGCGGTTGGTGCGCCCAAGTATTCGGAGTTTATTGGTGATTTAAATGCAGGAAATGTTTTGTTGGTCATTGACGCTTTTGACGAAGCCGAAATTATTTCTGGAAGAAAAATGATAAATAGTTTTATTGCTGATATCAGTAATAGCTTGTCGACTCATACATTGCCTACTGTCTTTTTGCTGGCGAGAACAGAGACTGCTCAGTATATAGCTTCATTTTGTGCAGAAAATAGAATTTCGGTTGCACACTATGAAATCGGGTTCTTTGACGAAAACTCTTCAAAATCTTTTATTGTAAAAAGTGTTGCCGGAAAGAAAACACCGACAAAGCCCGACATAGAATGTGCTGAGAAGTATTATGATGTGATCAAAAACAATATCACAGAGGAAGAAAGATCGTCTTTTCTTGGGTACGCACCGGTACTGGAAGCAATTTCAGCACATATAAAAGAGTCGCCTAATCGTCAGAAGATGATTAGCGAACTGTCAAATCAAAAGGATTGTGTAGCGATTATTATGAAGATAATGAATGATCTTCTGGATCGCGAGCAGACGGCAAAAGTTGTTCCGGCATTCAAGGAAAGATGTGCGGCAGCACATCCGGAGTTTTCTAATTGGGAAAAAGTGTACTCGCCGGAGGAGCAGCTGGTGAGAATGGTATACTATATCCTTTTTCACGACTGTAACTACAAAAACTATGAGTTGGATTTTTTACCGCCGCAATTAGTAAACGAATATCAGGCAGTGATTGAGACTTTTCTGCCACAGCATCCATTTATAAGGAATAGTGCGGAAAAATCTGGCCTTGAAAAGAAGATTGACTTTACAGGTCCGGCATTTAGGGATTATGCATTGGCGAAGATTATCTTGAACGAAAAGCATGAGACATTAGCCGATATGTATTTCGAGGACTCTCAAAGTAGGTCTTACTTCCCGTCGCAAATATTCTTCGACTGCTATATGAAGATCTCTGAAAATGTAGTTCAGCCGAACTATATTTCTTATGTGTACGATTCCTTTAAGGCAAAAGCAACTGTATACGAACGCCCGTATTTAGAGTGCACTGAAATTCCTGCATCAGAAACTGATGTGGCTAAATGTCTGGCGATTTTCGGAATGATTCCCAGCAAGAAAAGTATTTTGCGGAAAGAAGACTACATTGCCGAAATCAGCATGACCGGTGAACCGTTAGAGTTTGACCAGCTTACAAGCGTTTCAATTGATACTCCGGATATGGACGTGTACGTCGGCAAAGCGGGAATGGATTGTAGGATTTACAACTCGTCGGTGATCTGCAGAAAATTGAAATTGAGGACACAGAATGTCGTGATAGAGTCTTATGATCCCGAAAGCTGCTTATTAGTTGCACATGAAGGTTTCGCAGGAGATGCAATAATAATTGATGTGACCAAGGCCGACAATTTGAAGGTTAGCACGCCGAATCTGAATAATTATTATTCCTTGATTCCGTATAATTATGATTTTGAAGATACGGAAAACTTCGATATTCTGAAATTTATTCATGCAATGCATTGTATCCTTATTGAATTTAGGACGCATCGTAAAGACACACTGGCAAAGACCGCTGATAGAATAGAACATGTTACAGTGGGAAACAGTGTCGTAAAAAGACAAGTGCTTGACTATTTGAAAGCCACTGGTATCATTTACGAATCCTACCATCTATATAAGATTGATGAAGGAAAGATGCAGGAAAAAGGTGTTTTCTTTAATGCATTGTCCCGTATGGACACGATTCTGATGAATCCGGCATTTCGTGATTTTTGCAGATGGGCAAATAATATTAACGAATAAGATGCAAAAAGCGCACTGGCTTAACAGCTGGTGCGCTTTTTCTTTTTTATAAGGGGAACTTCAAAATGGACAGTATCCTAACCTCAGTGAAGAAACTCCTTGGACTGACCGAGGAGTATACGGCGTTTGATGCCGACCTTATCATGCATATCAACAGCGTGCTGATGATCCTGCGGCAGATGGGAGTTGGGCCGCAGGAGGGCTTTGGTATCAGCGATGCAACGGCGACATGGAGCGAGTTCTGCCAGGGAAAAGAGGACATTGAAGCGGTGAAGAGCTATACGGCGCTGAAGGTGAGGATGCTGTTTGACCCGCCGCAGAGCTCCAGCACGATGGAAGCGACCAAAAACCTGATCAGCGAACTGGAATGGCGGCTGCATGCTGAGTGTGACAGGGAGGAACCTAAATGCGGATGCTGAATTTTACCGTGGAGGGGCAGCGGCTGAAAAAAGAAGGTGATTTTTCTGGCATCAGGGCCGGGAGTGTAAATTACCTGAAATGCCAGTTCCGAAGCGGTGACGACGACTGGAAAAGAAGCAAAAAGGCGGCCGTGTTCAACGACATTTATCCTGTGCCGCTTGACGAGATCCAGAGCTGTATGGTGCCGGAGGAAGTAAGCGGAGACCGCAGCTTCCGGGTGCAGCTGGTTGGCCAGAACGGGAAGACACGGATCGTTACAAATGCAGTTTTGATCGAGCAGGTGTGATATGGACAATCTGGATGAACTTTTTGACGGAATGCCCGAACCGGATGCTGGGCTGGATTTTGTGATCGATGAGAGCAAGCGGCTGATCGCGGTGCCGGAAGAGGGCGTTGTACTTGGCGTAGAAGGGGATAAGGATGTGAACCGCATCCGTCTGCGCATCAATCGCTACTATCGCGGCAGTGACCTTGCCGATTTTGCGATTCGGGTAAACTATGAAAACGCTGAGGGCAACAGAAACTATTTTACCGTAACGGAAAAGACCGTGACAGAGCAGACCATCACCTTTATCTGGGTGGTGGCAGCAGATGCCGTGGCTTACAAAGGCGCTGTACATTTTGCGGTGAGCTTTTACCGTGTGAATGACAACGGCGAAATTTTGCAGAAATACAACACGACCTTGGGCACGGTACAGAACCTTGTCGGGCTTGAGGTGGATGCGGCACAGGATGATCCGGTAGTGGTGGATTTTATGACCCACCTTAAAAACGATATTACGGAGCATGCCGCAGCCTATGAAAGCGCGATGAACGAGGCTGCAAGAAGTGCCGGTGTGAGCGCAAAAAGCGCAAAAAGCAGCGCGGATAACGCTAAACAGAGCGAAGAAACCACGAAGGCACTGCTGGAGAAAGCAAGCGCCGAGTACAACGGCGGATGCCTTGGCAGCATTACGGTCAGCCTGCCGGTGGACGGCTGGAACAAGACCGAAGGTGAAACGGCTTACAGCTGCACGGCTGCTGTGGAGAAAGCCACAAGTGCATGTCTGCCGATGGCCGGGGTGATATCGGCCGATGTGCCCAGTGCAATGGCAGCAGGAATGTACGGTGTGTGCGAGGCCGGGAACGGTACACTGAAATTCTGGGCGACAAGCAAACCGACACAGGCACTGACACTTAGTGTGATGCTGCTTGTGCCGGATGTGCAGCTGGAGGGGTGACAAAATGACAGACCTTACTGTGACTCTGCTGCCGAACGGAACGGCAAAACCACCCGGGAAGGCGATGGCGCTGGCATTCGGCTACAAAGGCAACCGTGGGATCTACGGGCTGAATGTGGCCGCATCCGGCATCTGGAAGGGACTGACGATACGGGTGTGCTGGCACGGGCCGTGCAGCAAAGTCTGCGGCTCGACACTGGTAATAGACGGACATGTGGATGTTCCGGCAGCAGTGACCGCCAGCCCTGGAAAAGGCGTTTGTACCTTTGAGGGAACGGACGGAAATGGTGTGACGATCACAAGCGCCGACCTGCCGTACATCGTATATGAAAACAGCGGAACTGATACCGGCGAAATGCCGGAACCAGGAACACCGGCGTGGGAAGCTTTTGTGGCGGAAGCATTCAAAATGAGTCTGCCTATGGCAACGCCGGAAGAAGTAAAAACACTATTTGACGAAATTTTTGAGGAGGACAATGAACATGGCTAATTACGATCTGAACCACATCCCCGCACTGCGCGACCTTCAGGACCTGGCAAAGCGCCAGAACGCACAACACAAAGCTCTGAATTCGCGGGTTAAGGCTCTGGAAAATATTGGCGCACAGACCAATAAGATCGAGAGCATCAAGGTGAACGGCACTGCGCAGACGATTGACCCTGACAAGTCCGTAAACATCACCGTGCCCACCAAGACCAGCCAGCTGAACAACGACAGCACCTTCCAGACCAGCGAACAGGTGGTGGAGGCCATCAACACCGCCATTTCCAAGTCCGGCCACGCATCCTTCCAGAAGGTGGATGCAGTGCCGAACGCCGATGCCGCACAGGAGAACATCCTGTATCTGGTGATGAACACCGCCACCAAGCATTATGACATCTACGCCAAGATCAAGGGCAGCAGCGGCAGCTACACCATGGAACTGCTGGACGACACCACTGTGGACCTGTCCGGTAAGGTGGATAAGGTGGCAGGCAAGGGCCTTTCTACCAACGACTACACCACCGCCGAAAAGACCAAGCTGGCAGGCATTGCCGAGGGCGCAAACAAGTACATCCACCCCAGCTATGCCCCTAAGGCCAGCGGCCTGTACAAGGTGACTGTGGATGCTACCGGCCATGTGAGCGCTGTTGCTGCTGTGACCAAGGACGACATCACCGCACTGGGCATCCCCGGCAGCGACACCAAATATGGCAACGCCACCACTACCAATGCGGGCCTGATGTCCGCTGCGGATAAGACCAAGCTGGACGGCCTGGTGCTGGCAACCGAGGCAGAAGTGACCGCCATGCTGGATGAGGTGTTTGCAGGAGAATAAGCGATGGGTGTTCTGAGCATTCTGGCGGGCCTGCAGGAACTTGCCCTGCGCACGCTGCAGGAGCTTGCCAAGACAACGACTGCCTGCTCCAATGCCATGAATGCACTGGATGCGGCAAAAGCGGACCGGTTGGAGCTGCACGCAGTGACGATACCTGCGGCAGGATGGAAGAAAGATGACCATGGCTGTTACATCGATCTGAATATGCCGGGACTGACAGCCGATGACAGCATTGCTGTGCTGATCGAGCCGGACAGTGCGGACGCCGCAAAAGCAGCCGTGTTGGACAGCACAACACAGAGCAGTACCGACACCCTGCGGCTGCGGGCATGGAAAATGCCGACTGCAGATCTGCATGCACATTACTACACAATAAGGGAGGATATCCTTATGGCTTTAGGCACTGTGGCCATGGGCGTAGGAAACTACGTTCTGCCGCCTGCAACAGCCGACACACTGGGCGGCGTGATGATCGGAGACGGTCTTACCGTGGATGAGACGGGTAAAGCGGCATTTGCGCCTGCGGCCATGACGACCCCGACAGCCAAAGCTTTGAGCACGAAGCTTGCGGGTGAGGGGCTGACCGTGGATGAAAACGGCAAAATCAATCTAAACGAAACTGGCTCTCTTACCGCTTACCCCGTTGGCAGCATCTACCAGAGCACCGACACCACCAGCCCCGCCGAACTGTTCGGTGGCAGCTGGGAAAGAATCGCGCAGAACCGGGTTCTGATGGGTGCGTCCCTCACCCGCTTGCCCGGTGCCATGGTGGAAGCCGGTCTGCCCAACATCACGGGCACGTTATCTAGTGTAATGGGCAGCTTTTATGCTTATCCATCTGGCAACGGTGCGTTTTCTGTCAAAGGCATAGGCAGGTCACTCGAGAACGGGTCTAGCGGAAATTATGGCGATATATCTTTTGACGCGTCCAAGTCCAACGCCATTTATGGCCGCAGCACCACCGTGCAGCCCGCCGCCTACTATGTATGCATTTGGAAGCGCGTGGCCTGAGAAAGGAGGTTTTGACTTATGAAAATTCTTGACGAGACCGGCGCGGTCGTAGAAAACCCCGACCTGACACTGGGCTACCTGACCGGCAGCACCGAAGAAGTCACCCACCCCGCTGTAGAGGGCGTGGAGGAACTTTTTCACTATGAGACCGTAACCGAGTATCCGAACGGTGGCAAGGACGTGCAGAAGATCATTGACCGCCCCGGCGTGACCGCGCAGGAGGAATGGGTGGAGAAAGTGCCTATCCAGAAGTACATCCGCTACACCGCAGAAGAGCTGGCTGCGCAGGAAGAAGCGCGCAAAAAGGCCGAAGCCCTGAAGAAGCTGCCGGAGACGGTGGCGGCACTGCAGGTTGCTCTGGCAGACGCGGACGCACTGAACGTTGACCAGGACTATCGCCTGACTCTTTTGGAGCTGGGCGTGACCGATGACGAAACAACTGAAAGCACATAAACAGAAAGGAAGGAATACTATGGCACTTTATAACACTTGCAAACGCATGATCGAGCGCGGCCAGACCGCCGGCATGGCAAAAAAGTTGGATATCTTCTACGCCGCCAACAAGTTGACCGATGAACAGTACGCAGAGCTGACCGAGATGTTGAACGAAAAAGACAGCGCGGCAAAAGCCGATCAATAAAAACAGGAGCTGAAAAATCAAAATGGCACTCTCGAACACGGCGACGCCGATCTACTATGGCCGGTTCCGGGAGGCCGTGATGCGCGGGGAGATCCCCGTTTGCAGAGAGATCAGCATGGAGATGAACCGGATCGACGACCTGATCGCAAACCCGGGCATCTACTATGACGATAAGGCCATCAATGGCTTTATCGCGTTCTGTGAGGATGAGCTGACCCTGACCGACGGCGGCGATGTGAAGATGCTGGACAGCTTTAAGCTGTGGGCAGAGCAGATCTTTGGTTGGTACTACTTTGTGGAGCGGAGCGTGTATGTGCCGAACCCGCACGGGGCAGGCGGACACTACGAGACCAAGCGCATCAAGAAGCGGCTGGTGACGAAGCAGTATCTTATCATCACACGCTCGGCCGCAAAGACCATGTACCTGGAATTTTTGCAGGCGTACTTTATGATCGCCAACACGAACACCACCCAGCAGCTGACCACAGCGCCTATTATGAAGCAGGCCGAGGAAGTGCTGGCACCCTTCCGCACCGCGTTGGCGCGGGCAAAGGGGCCGGTGCTGAAGTTCATGACCGATGGCAGCCTGCAAAACACAACCGGTGCGAAAGCAGACAGGGTGAAGATGGCAAGCACCAAGAAAGGCATTGAGAACTTTGTGACCAACAGCCTTTTGGAAGTGCGCCCCATGACCATTGAAAAGTTGCAGGGTCGGCGCGACACGGTGGCTACCGTGGACGAATGGCTGAGCTGCGACATCCGGGAAGACCCCATTGGTGCCATTGAGCAGGGCGCGGCGAAAAACGAGAACTACCTGATCGTTGCGGCAAGCAGCGAGGGCACGGTACGCAACGGATGCGGCGACGACATCAAAATGGAGCTGCTGAGCATCCTGAAGGGGGAGTACGTAAACCCGCATGTCTCTATCTGGTACTACAAGCTGGACAGCATAGAGGAAGTGGGCCGACCGGAGATGTGGCTGAAGGCAAACCCGAACCTGGGCAAGACCGTGAGCTACGAGACCTATCAGCTGGACGTAGAAAGAGCCGAAAAATCGCCCAGTGCCCGGAACGACATCCTTGCAAAGCGCTTCAATCTGCCGATGGAGGGGTACACATACTTTTTTCCGTATGAAGAGACCCTTTGCCACCGACCGAGAAGCTACTGGCAGATGCCGTGCGCCATGGGCGCAGACCTGAGCATGGGCGATGATTTTTGTGCGTTTACGTTTTTGTTTCCGCTTTCAAGCGGATATTTTGGGGTAAAGACAAGGGACTACATTACCAGCTACACCCTGAGCCAACTGCCCGTGAGCCGGAGAAACCAGTACGAAGAGTTCATGAAAGAGGGGACACTATTCGTATTTGACGGCACGGTGCTGGACATGATGCAAGTGTATGAAGACCTTGATAACTTCGTGCAGCAGAACCAGTACGACGTGCGGGCGTTTGGCTACGACCCCTACAACGCGCAGGAGTTCGTGGAGCGCTGGGGACAGGAGAATGGCACCTTTGGCATCACAAAGGTGATTCAGGGTGCGAGAACCGAGAGCGTGCCGCTGGGCGAGCTGAAAAAGCTGAGCGAACAGCAGAAGCTGCTGTTTGATGAAAAGCTGATGCAGTTTGCAATGGGCAACTGCATTGCACTGGTGGACACCAACGGTAACCGGAAGCTTTACAAGCAGCGGCAGGACCAGAAGATCGATGCTGTGGCAGCTATGATGGATGCTTACATTGCGTGGAAGCAGAACCGGGATGCGTTTGAGTGATTAGCGCTGATGCTTCTTATCCCAGTATGCATTGCTGTAGGCTTGCACCTCTGGATCATTTACGTAGCGCCCTTGTCTGCGCAGAAAGTCTAGCTGTTCTTCCTCTGTTTCGAGTTTTCGATCATTTTTCCAATCAGGAATGATCTTTTCAGTTTCGTCACCGTCAAAAACTCTTTGTGTTGGACCCTGTTTGAAACGTTTAATGATTCCGTCTTGAATGGCGTACATAATTGTAGAACCATAACCATTTCCGAATGGCGAACCAACAGGGCCGTCAAGACCACCGGATAGTAAGCGGTCGAGAAGATGTCTTTCAAAGTCGGTTTTGGATATAGAAGGTTCTACTTCTGGTTTGATGTCATCGGACGAAGCGGGTTCTTCTGGAGGCGGCGTTTGACCGTTGGATTCTGTGGACGATACATCATCGGATGCCGTATCTTCTGATTCAGCTGGTAAACCAGCTTGCGTTGATTCAGGTCTGGAATCGAGAGCTAGTTTTGTAAGGCCCGCTGCAATAGCAAGACCAATGGTGATTTTTGCGGCCTTGGTAATATTAGGGTGTGCAATTGAAAAATTGTTGCATTTCAGCTTTTGCTTGCCCCAAAAACCAAGTTCATCAGGGTTATATTCAACATTAAAAACGCTTTTGCACTTCTTGCAGCGAACTGATACAGGCATGAATTTAGAGACGGATATTTCATTTCTACAGTTTGGGCAAGTGACAGTCATGCGGAGCACTTCCTTTCCAATCAGTCCTGCTTACCATGAAGAAGACCCTGGGCAATGGAATAAGCTTCTTCCTGCGGGGTAAGGATGGTATCGCCAACAGTGTGGTAGGTGATGACGATGGGGACATCGACTTTGTACCATTCGCCGACATTCATGCGGGGAACGCCATCTACAGTGACTTCAATGACGGCATTATAGCGCTTGGTCGTGGTATTGGTGAGGTCGGCGACCGGCTCGGTGATGATGTTGGTGAAACCGGCATTCTCGAAGTCCTGCTTGACAATACGGTAATCGGTGGCCATGCCAATTTCAATATCAGGCATCTGGACTTCACCTTCGGCAAGGTGGGAGTAGCCGATTTTTTCGCGTTCCAGACGGGCAAGTTCAGCACCATGAGCAATTTCGGCCTGACGTTTAGAGGCATAAAGAGACCAAATGTTTCCGATTAGCAACACAATGACAATGGCCGCAACGACGGAATAGGTAGCTTTCTTTGGCTGGGTGATGCAGAAGTTTAAAAACCTATCCTTCAACCGATCGATCATAAAATTCCCTCCGTAACCAAATTTTATTAAGGTCAGTATAGCACGGAAACGGGGATAAAAGCAATAGAGCGTGAAAGAAGGTGAGTAGATGACACATCAAAACGACTGGTGGGAGCACAAAAGGAACTGCGCACTCTACCATTCAGGCATCAAGGGTATGAAGTGGGGCGTGCGGCGGTACCAGAACAAGGACGGCACTTTGACCGCAGCCGGAAAGAAGCACTATGCCGGGGATGGGAACGCCGGTGAAGGTGCGACCGCAAAGACGGAGTACGCCCCGAAGCGGAAGGGCGGCAAGGCCGAGGACTACTCGGACGAGGAGCTGCGGGCACGGATCAATCGCCTGCAGATGGAAAAGCAGTACCGCGACCTGCAGGGGGACACCAACATCCGCGCGGACGACCCGAACCGGGAACTGAAAGCGGAAAAAGAACGGCTGCAGCTGCAGAAGGACGTGAAACAGCTGCGCAGTGATGTGTACGGCGGGAAGAGCTTTGTGAAGAGCGTGATGAAGGACGCCGGGAAACAGTTCCTGACCAAGGCTGTGGCGGGTGCAATGAGTTACAGCGCAAAGCAGTTTGTGACGAACACCTTTGAAAACCCTGATCTGGCAAATGCCATTGTAAGCGGCAGCGCCAGCGGCGGACAGACAAAGCAGGACGACAAGAAGAACTGACCGGGAGGAAAAAATCAAAATGGCGATAAACGTTGGCTCCCGCCTGAAACGGGCGTGGAACGCCTTTACGAACCGGGACCCTCCCGGGAAGAACTACTATGGCGGAGGGAGCAGCTATCGGCCTGACCTGGTACGGCTGAACCGTGCAAACGACCGCACGATCATGACCGCCATATACACCCGCATTGCCATGGACGCAGCGGGCATCACAATCAACCACGTAAGGCTCGATGAAAACGGACGCTACGACGAAACCGTTGATTCGGGCCTTAATTGCTGCCTGAACCTTTCCGGCAACAAGGACCAGACCGGCAGGGCGCTGCGGTATGACATGTTCCTCTCTGTACTGGACGAGGGCGTGGCAGCGCTGGTGCCGGTGGACGTGGATGTGGACGAAGAGACCGGCAAAGAAAAGATCCTTTCCATGCGGGTGGCAAAGGTGAAAGAATGGTACCCCGATGATGTGCGGCTGGAAGTGTACAACGACCAGACCGGACAGAAAGAGGAGATCACCCTGCCGAAAGCAGAAGTGGCCCTGATCGAGAATCCGTTCTACGCCGTGATGAACGAACCGAACGGCACCATCCAGCGCCTGATCCGCAAGCTGAATCTAATGGACGTGGTGGATGACCAGCTGGGATCTGAAAAACTGGATCTTATCATCCAGCTGCCATACGTAGTGCGCAACGACATCCAGAAAAAGAGAGCGGACGACCGGAGAGCCGAGATCGAACGGCAGTTGACCGGTTCTAAATACGGCATTGCCTACACCGATGGTTCGGAACACATTACACAGCTGAACCGCAGCCTTGAAAATAACCTCCTGAAAACCGTGGAATACCTGACCAACATGGCATACAGCCAGTTAGGCATTACCCCGGAGATCATGAACGGTACGGCAAGCGATGCGGTGATGACGAACTATGAGAACCGCACCATTGAACCCCTTGTGGCAGCAGCCGTGGACGAGCTGAAACGAAAGTTTTTGACCGAAGCGGACCGGAAGGAAGGGCACGAAAGCGTGATGTACTTCCGCGACCCGTTCAAGCTGGCACCGGTGAGCGCCGTTGCCGAGATGGCAGACAAGTTTACCCGCAACGAGATCCTGACGAGCAACGAGTTCCGGCAGCTGCTGGGAATGAAGCCCTCGAAGGACCCGAAGGCGGACGAACTGCGGAACAGCAACATTTCGCAATCCGACGCTGAGATTGCTGAGCGAAACAAAACGATCACGGCTGGAAAGGAAGCCGTAGAAAGGAGTATGGCAAATCAAAATGGCGAAGTTTGATTATGACTGCAGCGGCTGGGCCACGAAGGCTAAGACCAAGTGCTATGATGGCCTGACCATTGCACCGAATGCGTTCCAGGAATGCGACGGTAAAGTTGTGACCATGGTGTACAACCATGACCATGACAACCTGGAAAACGTTCTTGGCCACTGCCTGCTGGAGAACCGACCCGGGGGCATGTATTGCTACGCAAAGTTCAACGATACGGATACCGGCCGAACCGCGAAGGCCTGCGTGGAAAATGGCGACCTGAACGCTTTTTCCATCTATGCAAACTGCATCAAGAAGACGGGCAACACTGTCCAGCACGGCATTATTCAGGAAGTGAGCCTTGTGCTGGCAGGCTGCAACCCGGGTGCGCTGATCGACGAGGTGGTGAAGCACAGTGCTGACGAGGACTACGAGGGCGGCGAAGCATTCATCTACACAGACGGCGGTCTGAGCATTGCCCACGGACTGGACCCGGACGGCGAACCGCTGGACGACCTTGTACACAGCGGCGATGCAGCGACCGATGAAGCAACACAGGAGGAAGCCGAGATGGCGGACGAACAGAAGGACGGCAAGACGCTGAAAGAGGTGTACAACAGCATGACACCCGAACAGCAGAAGTGCTGCCACGCACTGGTGGGCATGGCCCTGGAAAAGCGTGACGGCGAAGAGACTGACGATGAGGAGGAAGAAACCGTGAAGCAGAACGTATTTGAGAAGGACACGAAGGGCACCGTGCTGAAGCACAGCATCGACGAGATCAACAAGGTGGTGAAGACCGCCAAGACCTGCGGCACCATGAAGGCCGCTTTTGCAAATGCCGGCATTGAGGACAGCGAGGTGAACGCTCTGTGCCACGGCATTGACAACATCGACTGGCTGTTCCCGGAAGATCACCTGCTGGACACCACGCCCCGCATCATTGACAAGCCCGACGACTGGGTGAGCGTGGTGATGGGCGGCGTGAAGCACATCCCGTTCAGCCGCTTCAAGAGCCTGTTCGCCGACCTGACCGAGGATGATGCACGTGCCAAGGGCTACCTGAAGGGCAACTACAAGACGGAAGAGGTGTTCGGCCTGCTGCGCCGCTCCACCGGCCCGACCACGGTGTACAAGAAGCAGGAGCTGGATCGCGACGATGTGGTGGACATTACCAGCTTTGACGTGGTGGCATGGCTGCGTAACGAGATGCGCTACAAGCTGAACCGTGAGCTGGCACTGGCCTACATTCTGGGTGACGGCCGCATGGCAGCAAGCCGTGACAAGATCGATGAGAACTGCATCCGTCCGGTGTTCAACGACGCCGACCTGTTTACCATCAAGGTGCAGGTGAAGACCACCGGCCTTTCCACCGTGGAGGACAAGTACAAGGCCTTTATCAAGCAGGCCATCCGTGCCCGCAAGGACTACCGTGGCAGCGGCACCCCGACTATGTTTACCACCGAGGATGTCCTGACCGAGATGCTGCTGCTGGAAGACGGCATGGGCCGCCAGCTGTATACGGACGAGGCCGCACTGGCCCGCAAGCTGCGTGTTGCCAAGATCGTGACCATTCCCGAAATGGAAGGCCGCAAGGGTGCCAAGGGCGGCGATCTGGCTGCTGTGATCGTGAACCTGGCCGACTACACCGTGGGTGCCGACAAGGGCGGTGCCGTGAGCATGTTCGATGACTTTGACATCGACTTCAATGCACAGAAGTACCTGATCGAGACCCGTTGCTCCGGCGCACTGACCAGCCCCTACAGCGCTATGGCCATTGAGTGGGCGGCATGAGAGACTCCTTCAGTCTCACAGTCCACCTGACGGCGACGCTGTTCGTCAGCTCCCTCAATGAGGGAGCCTTTTTCAAAGGAAAGGATGATAGAAAATGCTGAACAAGCTCTATGAGCAGGGCAAGGACCTGCACGTTGCAAACTATGTGGCCTATGGCAAGACCGCTGACCACAAGCTGTATGCCGACGAAGGCTATAAGGAGACCGTGACCAAGGCCGAGATCGAGGATGCCTTCAAGAAGGGCCGTCTGGTGATCGTGGAGGGCGCAAACTATCTGGTGCCTGTGGCCTTTGGTGCGACCGGCGTGATCACCGTTGCGACCGGCGAGACCGTGAAGACCCAGGCATGGGCTGCTTCTGAGGAGTAAACCCTCTCACCGTCACAGTTCGCTTGCGCGAAGCTATGACGGAGCTCTCCCGAAGGGCGAGCTTTTTTCAAAATGAATTGGAGTGAAAGTGCTATGAGCAAGTGGTTTGGGAAGCTTGGTTTCGTGGAGACCAAGGAGACAGAGCCGAGTGTGCACTCGGAGATTGTGACAGAGCGTGACTGTTACGGCGACCTGACGCGGAACACGCGCAGGCTGCAGTCCCACGACAAGGTGAACGATGATATCAGCCTTGCGAACACGCTGAGCATCATCGCAGACCCGTATGTTCAGGAGCACTTTTGCAATCTCCGGTATGTGACGCTTTACGGCGGAAAATGGAAGGTGACGGACGCGAGCGTGGAGTACCCGCGCATCGTGCTGACGCTGGGAGGGTTATGGCATGGCAATGAAACTGAGTGAAAGACGCTCCGGGCTGGATGCGCTTTTGCGCAGCATCGTGAAACAGCGGTGCGGCAGTGAAAACGTGTACTACCAGCCGCCTGCAAACCTGCGGATGAAATACCCTTGTATCTGCTACAAGCTGGAAAAGATTCGCAGCCCGAAGGCTGACGACCGCGTATACCGCCAGACCTTCCATTATTCTGTTACCGTGATCGACACAAAACCGGACAGCGAAATGACGGCGGCCATGAGTTTGCTTGCAAAGGCTTCTTATGACCGCCATTTTATTTCGGACAACTTATACCACGACGTATTCAGCGTGTGGTACTGATACCTATTTATAAAGGAGGACAAAACCTATGGCAAGAGCAAAATGGGATGTGGACGGCACCCGCAAGTTCCATGCCGGTGTTTCCCACGGTATGGTGTACCCCAAGGCAGACGAAGGCACGGCTAATGGCGCTGCATGGAATGGCCTGACCGGCGTGACCGAGAGCCCCAGCGGCGCAGAACCCACTGACCTGTGGGCTGACAACATGAAGTATGCCCGCCTGATCTCCGGCGAGGACTACGGCTTTACCATTGAGGCCTACATGTATCCGGAGGAGTTTGAGCTCTGCGACGGTCTGGCTGCCCCGGTGAAGGGCATTCGCATCGGTCAGCAGAAGCGCAAGGCCTTTGGCTTCAGCTGGCAGACCAAGGTGGGCACCGACGATGATGCCGACAAGGGCTATATCATCCATGTGGTGTGGAACGCTACCGCACAGCCCAGTGAGAAGAGCCACGAGACCATGAACGACAGCCCGGATGCCGAGACCTTCAGCTGGGAGTGCGACACCGTGCCCGTGAACGTGACCGGCTATAAGGATGTCGCCGTGATGGAGTTTGACAGCACTGTGCTGACGGCTGCCCAGATGAAGGCTGTGGAAGACCTGCTGTACGGCACCGACAGCGAGGATGCAAAGCTGCCCACCCCGGACGAGCTGATCGCTGCAGTAAAGGCTGCTGTGTAAAAACACCCTATCAGCGCGCAGTCCGGCATTTGCCGGCGCTGCTTGCAGCTCTCCCGAAGGGGCGAGCTTTGCTGAGAGGAAAAATCAAAATGAACCGATAAGGAGAGATTAAGATGCTGAAAAAGACCATTTCCTATACCGACTATGACGGCAACCAGCGCACCGAGGACTTCTACTTCAACCTGTCGAAGGCGGAGATCACCGAGATGGAGCTGAGTATGGAGGGCGGCATGCGTGCATACATCAAGAGGATCATTGCAGCGAAGAGCCAGCTGGAGCTGGTGAAGCTGTTCAAGGATGTGGTGCTGAAGAGCTACGGCAAGAAGAGTGCGGACGGCCGCCTGTTCATGAAGAACGACACCATCCGTGCCGAGTTTGAGGCACATCCGGCCTACAGCATGATCTATATGGATCTGGTGACGGACGAGGCCAAAGCAAGCGCATTTATGAACGGCATTATGCCCGCCGACGTGTCAAGCCAGAACCCGGCTATGGAAATGGCCGCAACAGCAAGCGCTGCACCTGCACTGAGCGTGGCATCGGAACAGGGCTGATAAGCTCTGATATTTTTCCGCTTTGGCGGAGAGAGGCTGCACCGGGAAATTTCCGGGCAGCCTTTATTTTTTTTGTCTGAAAAGACACGCATTTAAGAGCACAGGGGGAGTGAAAGAATGCTGGAGCTGCATATTCCCGGCGAAGAACGCTGGGATGAGCGAACAAACATGTTCGTATACGACGAGCCGGTAACTTTGAGGTTGGAATACAGCCTGCTCTCCCTGTCTAAATGGGAAAGCAAGTGGCACAAGCCGTACTTGGACGAAAACGTGAAGAAAACGCGTGAAGAAACACTGGATTTCGTCCGATACATGACCCTGACAAAGGGTGTGGACCCGACCGTATACGCAAGACTGCGGCGGGAAGACTGGCTAGCCATTCAACGATATATGAGCGACCCGATGACGGCCGCGACCTTTAAAGACCGCAAAGGCGGAAAGAAGCGCGCACGCTACCAGACGGCAGACCTGTTTTATGCCGCCATGGCAAGCTACGGCATCCCGTTCGAGTGCGAAAAGTGGCACCTGAACCGACTTTTGGCACTGATCCGGGCCTGCGGGGAAGAGAATCTGCCGCCCGAGAAGATGGGCAGACACGAGCAGGCGGCGCACATCCGTGCGCTGAACGCACAGCGCAGGGCAAAGTTTCACTCGAGGGGGTAAGAGCTTTTGAGCAAGGTAATTGAGATCCGGCAGAAAGGCGACTTTAAGAAAAGCCTGACCTTTTTCAGCCACATCAAGAGCTGGAGCGTGCGGCCGATCCTTGAGAAATACGGAAAGCTGGGTGTAGAACGGCTTGCGGATGCCACCCCGAAAGCCACCGGAAAGACGGCGGCAAGCTGGAGCTACGAAATCAAAATGGACAAGAGCGGGGCCACGCTGTGCTGGAAGAACTCCAACATTGTGGACGGAGTGCCCATCGCGGTGATCTTACAATACGGACACGGCACAAGAAACGGAGCCTATGTGCAGGGGGTGGATTACATTAACCCTGCCCTGGCTCCGATTTTTTCTGCTCTGGCCGATGAATTGTGGAAGGAGGTAAAGAGACTGTGAGCCAGGAAGTGGACGAGCGCGTAGTAGAAATGCGGTTTGACAACGCGCAGTTTGAGAAGAATGTGCACCAGACCATGCTGAGCCTTGAAAAGCTGAACGACAGCTTACGGCTGGACGGCGCGGAAAAGGGCTTTGAAAAGATCAGCGATGCATCGGCCAAAGTGGACTTTGACGAGATGCAGGGCGCGCTGGACAACCTGAGCGGAAAGTTTTCGGCGGTGGAAGTGATGGGCGTTGCAGCCCTGAGCCATATTACAAGGCAGGCCGTGGACACCGGTGAGAAGCTGGTGAAAAGCCTTTCCCTCGATCAGGTGACGAGCGGCTGGAACAAGTATGCCCAGAAGACCGCCAGCGTGCAGACCATCATGAACGCGACGGGTAAGAGCATTGCAAAGGTGAACGGCTACCTTAGCAAGCTGATGTGGTTTTCGGACGAGACAAGCTACAGCTTTACCGACATGACACAATCCCTTGGACAGCTTACAGCGTCTGGCGGAGACATTGAGAAAGTTATCCCGATGATCATGGGCATGGCAAACGCCACGGCCTATGCAGGCAAGGGTGCAAGTGAGTTCTCCCGCGTGATCTATAACCTGAACCAGAGTTACAGTCAGGGCTATCTGAGCCTGATGGACTGGAAATCGGTAGAGCTTGCGGGCGTGGCAACTGCTGAGCTGAAAAAACAGATCATCGAAACCGGTGTAGAGCTTGGCAAGATCAAAGAAGGCGATGTGACGGTTGGCACGTTCAGCTCAACGCTATCGACAAAATGGGCTGACAAAGAGGTGATGGAGACCGCCTTTGGCAAGTTTGCCGAGTTCAGCGAAGCCGTGAAGAAGATGGTGGACGCGAATCCCGGTATGCTGGCATCGCAGGCCATTGATGCCCTGGCTGACCAGTACGACGAAGTGACCGTGAAGGCCTTTAAGGCGGCACAGGAGGCAAAGAGCTTCAGCGAAGCGGTGGACGCCACGAAGGACGCTGTGAGCAGCGGCTGGATGGAGACCTTTGATATCCTGTTTGGCAACTACGAGGAAGCAAAGGGATTCTGGAGCGATCTGGCGGAAGAGTTCTGGAACATGTTCGCAGGCGGTGCGGCCGGGCGGAACAACTGGCTGAAGAATGCCTTTGACTCCGGCCTTGACCAGCTGCTGGGAACGGAAGGCTTTGGTGAAGCCGGAGACAACTACACAAACCTTTTGCAGAAAGCACTGGTGAATCAGGGCCTGCTGAGCGAGGAAGGCATTGAAGAGGCGGGCAGCTTCCAGAAGGCGTTGGAAGAAAGCGGTGTGACAGCCCAGCAGCTGTATGAAGTGCTTGGAGAGGCGGCTGAGTATTACCATCAGCGTGCCGCCATGAGCGACGAAGAGCTGGATAAGCTGGGGTTTGACCGGGACAAGGTGGACGCGTTGGCAAATGCCTACGACTCCATGGCGGAGCAAATTCAAAATGGCAGTGTGAACCTGGACGACCTTGCAGGCAAGATGAACCAGCTGAGCGGCCGGGAGCACTTTTTTAACGGCATCCTGAACGTGCTGGAAGGCATCAACAGCGTACTGAGCCCAATCCGGGACGGATTCGGTGACGTGTTCATGACCGACGGAAGCCCGCTGTACAACTTCCTGAAGGGGTTTGACGAGCTGACCGGGAAAATGGCGCTGAGCGAAGAAACTGCGGAAAAGGTGCAGGAAGTATTTACCGGCGCATTCCGTGTATTGAGCATCGGGCTGAAGGGCGTGAAGACGGTTGGCAAGACCGCTTTTATGATCCTTGGAAAGCTGCTGGATCTGCTGAGCCCGATGGGTGACCTTTTGCTGAACATCGGAAGCTACATCGGCAATCTGCTGACATGGGTGGACGAAAGCCTTGGACAGGCAGAGAGCCTTAGCGACGTGCTGGGCATCCTTGTGGGTGCTGTTGCGGCGCTGGTGAGCCCCATTGCGGACGTGGTGAAGGGCGTGAAGACCCTTGTGCGCGGCGGAAGCATGGAGGAGGCAAAGAAGCAGTTCAGCGCATTCGGCACCGTGGTGGATGCTGTGGGCAGTGTGCTGGACAAATTCAAAATAGACAGTGCTTCGGCAGGAAACGTTATTGGCACGGCATTCCAGCTGCTGGGCGGCATTCTGTTGGGAGTCTTTGAGGGTGTGGGCGCACTGATCGGCCGTGCATTCAACGGGTTCAAGGGTGCCGGGGACACGGTGAGCGAGTTTGCCGACAGTAAGGTACCGCTGCTGGAGAACATCATGGCCGTGGTGCTGAGCCTGCCGGAGAAGGCGGAAAAAGCGCTGGCGGACTTTGGCGGAACGCTGACCGGCATCATGAGCAGCATCAGCGGTGCGTGCAGGAATGCACTCAGCGCGGTGAAGGATTTCTTCAACCTGCAGGATGAAGTGGATCTTTACAGGCTGCTGGCGCTGATCGATGTTGGAGCACTGGCGGCGGCGATCTACGGTGCAACGGTGCTGCTGAAGAAGGCAAGCGATAACTTCAAGAAAACGCTGGCGAACCCCATCGGCGATTTCTTTAACAGCCTGACGGGTGCCGTGAACACCTGGACAAAGGCAAACACCACGAACAACCTTGCCACAGCAGCGAAGGCCATTGCAACGGCGGTGGCGCTTATCAGCGGGAGCATGTATCTGCTGGCGAAGATCGACGACCCGACGCGGGCGGTGCAGGCTTTGGCCAGCGTGATCTCGGAATTGTTCAGCATGGTGGTGGCTTTGAAAGTGTTGGCGGCCACTGACCTGACAGGCCTTGACACGGCGAAACTGATCGGGACGATTACGGCCATCAGCATCGGAATGGGCATGCTGGCCGCCGCATTTGCCAAAATGGGCAGTATGCATACCTATCAGGTTGAGAATGGCATGAGCGCCATCAGCAGGGTGGCAAGTGTACTGATGGGCATGGTGGGAATGCTGACCGTGTTCAATACCTATGGCGACGGGGCAAAGGGCTCCGGTGCATTTATTGCAGCTGCGGCGGCAATAGACATCATGATACTTGCCGTTGAAAAGATCGGCGGAATGCATACCTATCAGGTAGAAAACGGTGTGAAAGCTATTAGCGCAATGGCAGTCGCGATGAGTGTTCTCCTGGTGGCGGCTGGCGCGGCGCAGAACCTTGCCGGAAAAGCGGACGTAAGTACCCTTGATAAAATCATCAAGTATCTTGTGAAGCTGGGTGGAATGTTGGTTGCCATCAATGCAATGGGAACGGCGCTGCTGATGGCGGCAGGGGCTGTGGCGATCTTTGCAAGCCTTGGCGACCGCATGATGGATGGTATCCGGGGCGCAGGGCTAGTGGTGAGCGGCATTGCGGCATTACTGGTGCTGATGGCAAACACGAAGGTGAACCCGCTGCGGATGAAAAAGGGTGCAGAGAGCATGGTGATTGCCAGTGCTTCGCTGCTGGTGATGGCGGCTGCCGTAAAGCAGATGGGCAAAGCCATGGAGACGGACACCGGCGGCGCTGGCATGGCCGGCGTGAGCTTAATGCTGATCGGGCTGGCAGGCGCACTGTATCTGCTTGGCAAGCGGGCACCCGAGAGCACGGCTGCGGCAGTGGCCATGGTGGCCATGGGCGCGGCAATGATCGAAATGGCACTGGCCATCAAAATGCTGGCGGATGTGGATATTCTGACCATCGTTGTGAATCTCACCGCCCTTGGTCTCGGGCTTAGTGCTATCGTGGCATTGAGTTGGACGCTGCCCGCAGCGACAGCCGGAATTACCGGTGTAGCAGGGGCCTGCCTGATGCTGGCAACTGCACTGCTGATGCTTGCACCGGCATGCTACCTGTTGAGCGGACTGAGCCTCGAGCATGCATTGGCAGGATTTACCGGAATGCTGGGCATCTTAGTTGGGCTGGGGTTGATCGGTTCGGCACCGCCCATTGCAACGGGCCTTACCGTATTTGCCGCAAGTCTTGTGAATCTGGGTAAGGCCTTCAGTGCATTTGCAGGCGGTCTGGTAAAGCTCTCCATTGCGGCTGGTATTCTGGCAGTGCTAAGCCTGTTTGCTGATCCGGTATGCCAAGCCATTATTGAAGCAGGCCCAGATATTCAGGCGGCGCTGGAGACGATTGTGGACGTGATCTGCAATACCATCAACAACAAGGCGGATGTAATCGCTCAAGCGCTTGCAAACGTGATTATTATTGTCCTTGACGCAACATTACAGGTGTTGAACTGGGCATGGGAACAGCTGAAAGCATGGGTTGGTGAGAAAGGCAGTGAAGTGAGCAAGCTGGTGAACCCATTGGACCCCACCAGCTGGGTAGACACCTTTACTGCAAAAGACCGTGCGTTTGGCGCGATCCTGAACGGAATCACTGATCCGTTTCTTGCACCGTTCGGGACGAGTTTGGACGAAATCGGCAACCGGATCGAGAACAGCATGTCGGACAGCAAGCAGGCTGTAGAGGACACTACGAAAGCGCTGAAAGAAAACCAGAAGCAGGTGGATGACAGTGCTGCCACAATGCAAAAAGCAAACGAGCAGACGGAGAAAGCCACTGCAGCAACTAACGTCATGACCATTGCCCAGAAGAAGAACACGGACGGGCTGATCGCGCTGACGACTGAGACCGGTGAAGTGAAGTACGTTACCGAGGATATGGCCAGAGCCATGCTGAACGGCGAAGCGGCCATGACCGATGCAGCAAATGCGTCCGGCACAGCGGCAGGGGTCATCAGCGGAAATGCGGCGAATGTGAACACCAGCATGACCGCCATCAAGGCGAAGACCGGTGAAGTGAATGAGACGGTGCAGACTACTACAGCGAAAGCTGTGGAGCAGGCGCAGGAAAGCACCGAAACCAGTGGCGGAAACCTTGGAGAGTGGCTATACGATGGGTTTATCAGCAAGATCGAAGCGTGGTTCCCAGGTGCAACCGATAAAATTCAAAATGCCATCAACAGTGCGGTGAGCGGCGTGCAGATACCGAAGGTACCGGGCATCGAGAATGCTGTGCCGAATATTGTCAATGGCACGAAAGAGCTGTGGAAGGGTCTTGGTGGCAAGACCGGACTGACTTCCGAAGACCTTGACGCGGATATAAAGAAGGACCCGAAGGAGAATACCAAGAATACGACAGGCAGCGGCGGCAAGACCAGAAGATCCTCCGGCTCCGGCACGAAGAAGACCGTAGCCCAGCAGATCGAGGAAACGTACAAGACGAAGCTGGAAGCGAACAAGACGGCCCGGGAAGTGCTGGACAGCGAGTACGAGCTGTGGCAGACCGAGAACCAGTACAGCGCGGACGAGGACACCTTGCTGGCGAAGAAGATGGAGAACGCGGCGGCAGAAATTGCGAACCAGACCGACCGGGTGGCCATTGCACAGGCAAAGTACGACGAAATGCTGAAGCGCTGGGGCGCGGACAAGACTGAGACCAAGGAAGCCTACGCCAGCCTGCTGAACGAAAAAACCAGCCTTGCAAAATTGCAGGCAGACCAGTACACCGGCCTGTTTGAGGACATTACGAAGCGGTATGACACCGACCTTGACACTCTGGAAAAAGAGTACAACCTCTGGACGGCCCAGAACGACAGCACGGCCTCGAAGCTGGACAAGATCGACCGGGAGACCGAGTATCAGAAGAACGAGCTGGAACTGAAGCAGAAGAAGGAAGCCAAGGCGAAGGAGCAGTGGGACACCCTGCGGAAGGAATACGGCGAAAGCGACCTGCGCACAAAAGAGGCCTGGAACGACTATCTGGATGCGCAGACCGAGAGCCTGCAACTTCAAAATGACATTGCAAAGCAGTCACTGAACAAGCTGGATGCGCAGCTTTCCATCATCAAGGACGAACAGAGCCGGATGCAGAGCCGGATGGACCTGCTGACCAGCATCTACGACGACGGCAGCCTGAAAGATCGTGAGGACGCCTACAAGCAGGCGGTGGAGCAGTACGGCGAAAACAGCGCTGAGGCAAGAAAAGCAAAGTATCAGGGCATTACCACCAGCATCCTCGGCACAGTGGAGGCACTGCAGAACATGAATGCCGAGCTGGAAAAGACCAGGCTCATCCAGCAGCAGCTGGCGGACGGCAAAGACCTGAATGGCAATCCGCTGAGCAAAGACGATGTGAACGACCTGAAAGACCAGCTGCTCTCCTCCCGCAGTTCTATGGTGAGCTTTGCAGGGGCACTGGCAGACGCCATGAATCTGGACGACAGCGCCAAGAGCGCGGTGGTAAAGCTTGCCAATGCCATCCAGAAGAACTGGGTGCCCATCAGCAATGCGTGCAGCGAGGTGTGGACGAAGGTCTCCGGAGCCATGGGCGAGGAGATGACGAACACCCTGAGCACCGTATTCAAGGCGGCATTCAGCGAGGAAGGCATGGAGATCGGGACGGAATTCGTCTCGGCCATTGCATCTGCCATGCAGGGAGACTACGCCGGTGCCATCATTTCGGCGGCAACGGGACTGATCGATCTGCTGTTTACTGACACCGGAAAGAAGCTTACCGGAGGGGCAGGAGACATGCTGCTGAAGCTGTTTTCCGGAATTCAAAATGGAGACCTTGCGGGAAAGCTTGCCAACATGGGTACAGCCGCGGCAAATGTCGGCAATTCCCTGAGTGGACTGCTGCCCATGCTGGGACAGCTGGGAACAACAGGAGCCGGTGCAGGAATGGCAGTTGGCGGCATTGGCGAGGCACTTGGGGGCCTGGGAACGGCCATCATGTCGGCATTGCCGGAACTGCTGATCGTAGTAGGCGTACTTGCGGCCATTGCGGCGGTGATCGGCGGCATTGCATGGTTCGTGAGCAATCGCAAAAACCAGAACCGTGAGACCCATGTGGCGAAGGACATCGGTTCGGAGATCGACAAGGGCATCAGCGATGGTGTGAAGGAAAATGCACCGCTCATTGACGATGCGGTGGACGATGTGACGCAGAATGCAATGGACATTGCGAAGGGCACGCTTGGCACCATCAGCAAGGTGATGGGGGACGATTACGACTACACGCCGCAGATCGTGCCGGTCGTGGACCTGACGAACGTGCTGGAAGGGGCCGACGAGATCGACAATGCCTTTGCTTCCACCAGAAGTCTGAGTCTGGACGGCGATATCAGCCGGAACCTTGCGAACCAGATCGATGCGGAAGTACAGCTTCAAAATGGAGTGAAAAACAAAGGAAACGACGACACGCTGAATGCCATCAACGGCCTTGCCGGACACATGGACGGCATCGTGGACAGCATCCGCGGCATGAAGATGACCATTGACGGAAGGAAGACCATCGGATACATCGACAACCGGATGGGGCAGATCGCCGCAGCGAAGGTGAGGTGAGAAGATGGGAATTGTCAAAGACCTGACCGTTGGCCAGACCCTGAAGGTGTACGAGGACGGCACGGCGGTAGAATTTATCGTAGCGCAGCATGACTACGAGAAAGATCTGAACGGCAAGGGAAAGACCATGCTGATGCGGACGAATCTCCTGCCGGACAACGTTGGATGGGGCAGTAAAAATGCAGATGTTTCGTGGGAAAATGAGCCCACCCTGCGCAACTGGCTTGAAAACACCTACGCGAAGCGTCTGAGTGAAGCTGCCCTGAAAACGATCGTACCTGTGACGATCCGATACAGCTACGGCTCCAACAGCAGCGGCACGCTGAAGGATCAGAGATTCTTTATCCCGACAGCGGACGAGTTCAATCAGCTTCCGGGAGGGAAAACGTTCTGGGAGCGCTCCTTCAGCGGCGGCAGGGAAAACGCCACCGTGAATGCAAACGGCTGGGATGTATACGACATCTGGCATTACAGCTTTGCCTGCCGAAATGCAAAAACCGGCGATGACCCCTCGAACTCTGAAAATAAGAATTGCTGGGGATACATCGAGGGTGTCGGCGTCAGGCGCGGCCAAGGCGCAGACCCCGGTGACCCGGGACACATCACGACCTATTGGTTCACGGGCTACAATGCAACATCCATAGCGGGTGCACTGGTATGTTTCTGCGTGGATGAAAACGCTACGGTGGACGACAAGGGTGCCCTGACCAGCAACAAAGCACCGGAGATCAAAAGCAACTACTTCGGCAAGGATGGCTTATACGGACGGTGGAAGGGATCGGGGTTCCTGTATAAGATCTCTGACCCGGAAGAAGAAACCGTGACCGTGACCGAGAAGATCGACGGCGTGGTTCATAAGACGTTCACGGCAATTCAAAATGGCGTATATCGCTTTGAACTGTCGGATGATATGCTGAACAGCTTTGCACAGAACACCCAGCATACGCTGACCGTGGAAGCCACAGACGGAACAACAACCACCGTAAAGAGCTGCAAAGTGAAGCACATCCGATCTCCCGGCTATGTTGTGTATATCGGGCAGATCAAGGGCACTGCGGACGGACAGAGCTACTACTGGACCGAACGGAATGTTCTGGATGATCCTTACGACGAGAAGGCCGCCTTTATCCTTGACCCGGAACTGACGCTGGAAGCAAACGACATTTGTTCGTTCACCTTTACGGTGCCGGTCTCAAACCCGTACTATGACAAGCTGTTGCTGAAAAAGCCGGTGGTCAGCGTGGAAGAGGACGGACACGAGATCTTTATGGGCTACATCACCGAGCTGAGCACGAACTTCAACCTCGATATCGATGTGACCTGTGTGAGCGAGCTGGGATATCTGCAGGAACGGCAGTGCCAGGTGAAAAACCAGTTCTACACGGTGGAAGAGCTTGTGAAGCTGGCCCTTGCCGTGGAGGACGACCCTGCTGAGCACAGCGGATTCAAGGCGGAAGGCAAGGTGTTCCTGCCCGGAAGCATCACGGTGGAAAAGCCGGAGAGCGATACGGACAAGGAAACGGCCAGCGTGGGCGACTGCTGGGATGTGCTGACGAGCAATGTTGTGGGAAAATACGGAGGTTATCTGCGGCTGCACAAAGAAATCAAAATGGTGGACGGTGTGCGGGTGTACACAAGATATCTGGACTGTGTGGCAAAGCTGAACGACAAGACCGATCAGGTGATAAGGCTGGGGGATAACCTGCTGGACATCTCCTATTATCTCAAGGACAACGACATTGTGAACTCGGTGAAGGCCATCGGCTGGGCAAGCTGGAAGGAAGGCTTTCTGTTCTGGGAGACGACCCATACCCAGCAGCTTACGGCAGAGGCGTACAATGGGGACTCCATCAAGAAGTACGGCCTGTGCCAGAAGATCATCACGGTGGAGGGGACGTCTTCTACGATTGACAGCCTTTACGAAAAAGCAAAGGACGAGCTGAAAAAGTACGGCGGGTCCGGCTTCAGCGGGAGCCTGCAGATCAGCGCAGCAGACCTTGCGGATATTGGCGTGGATACCGACCGACTGGATTTCCTGAAGGAGACCTACGTGCTCTCGGAACCCCACGGCATAGAAAACTGGCTGCCCTGCACGAAGGAAGTGATCCCGCTGCATGAACTGGACGAAAAAGACTTTACCTTTGGCGAGACGACATCGAAGCTTTCGTCTTTACAAGCGGCAAACTTTGGAACGGCAGGCAAGGCGTGGAATGCCATTCAATCGACCATCGGATACCTGAACACCAAGTGAGGAGGCTCCATGTACCATTCTCTTATTATAAATGTGGATGATGACTACATCGACACCTGGGATGATTGGAAACTGATCCCTTCCTCCCGGCCGGTGATCGCGCCGCCCATTGAGCGGACAAAGTTTGTGACTGTGCCGTGCAGAGACGGTTCGCTGGATTACAGTCAGACCGTGCCGAAGCGGGCGACCTTCGATGACCGCACCGGAAAGATCGAATTCTACCTTGAGAACGACTACGAGGGCTGGGACTGGGAGACCGCATACACTACCATCTGTGAACGCCTGAAGGGCAAGCGGGTGCGGTTTGCACTGGAGGACAACCCCAACCACTACTACGAGGGTCTTTTGTGGGTGAACCAGTTCAAGAGCGACAAGGGGCACTCGAAGATCACGCTGGAGTACCGACTGCACCCGACCATGCACACCCTGAAGGTGGAGGCCGTGGCGTTGAACGTCTACGAGATGAAGCTGAACAGAGGCATGGAGTACCAGCTGCTGGTGGGCGTTGGGCCGGAGAACACGTTTTACCGCAGGGTGAACGTGACGGCAGCACCGAAGAACGTGGTGAAAATTACTCAAAATGGCACCATTCTGGCCCTGAAAAAGGGGACTGCCGTGGTAACAGCAGAGTGCGGCGGGGTGAAGGCCGAGTGCAGCGTGACTGTGGGAGAGTTTGAAACGTGTACCATTGAGCGCGATCTTAACGGTGTGGTTGAGACGAACACGGTGGGCAGCGTCGTGAAGGGCATGAGCTACCAGAACGTGTTTACCGTGGCGGACACGGAGAATTTTACGCTGGTACTGACTGCAATGCGCCTTAAGACGACGATTACATCGGGGGAAGATGGCTCGATGAACGCCACCGAAGAATGGGTCCCGGTGGATGCGGGTTGCATCGTTACCGCAAAGGACGGCACGAGCGCAGAATTCAAAATGGCGTCGGTGACGGAAAATATCAAGATCACTGCGAATGCGGCGGCAAAGCCTGTGGCGGCGATGCTGTGTGCAGATATCCTGCCTGTGGAGGTAAAGCCGCTGAAACAGGCAGATGGAAGATTCCGGCTTGAAACGTGAAAGGAAGGATGATCGTTGAGTTTGGAAGCCTATTCCATTTTGAAAAATGGAAACCAGAAGCTCTCGGAGCATTTCAAAGTGCGAGAGTTCTACTGTCGTGATGGAAGCGACCCGGTGTTTATCGACACGGCGCTTGTGGAGGTGCTGGAAAAGATCCGGGCGCACTTTGGCAAGCCTGTGACCATCACCAGTGGGTTCCGCACGGCAAGCTGGAACGCAAAGCAGAAGAATGCCGCAAAGTTCAGCCAGCATCTGTACGGCAAGGCGGCGGACATTCAGGTGCAGGGCATCAGCGTGGAGCAGGTGTATGCCTACGCGGACAAGCTGCTGGGCAATGCCGGAGGCTGCGGTATCTACCCGCCCGGTCTGGGACGCGCAAACGGCTGGGTGCATGTGGATGTGCGCAAGGCGAAAAGCCGGTGGAAGGGGTGAGCGCCGATGGAAAGCATCATTGCCGCCATCCTCAGCGGTGTCGTGACCCTGATCGGCGTACTGATTGCAAACTCGCGTTCCAATGCCGTGATGGAATACAAAATTGAGGAGCTGACCCGGGAAGTCCGCAAGCACAACGGTTTTGCGGAGAAGATCCCGGTCATCCAGAGAGACATTCAGGTGTTGAACCACAGAATGTCCGACATCGAAGTACATGAATATGAACACGAAAGGAGCAACGTATGAATTTCAACATCACTGCAGGCACCATTGCACGTACCGCCGTTCTGCTGCTGGCTCTGACCAACCAGATGCTGAGCGCCATGGGCAAGAGCCCGCTGCCCATCGAGAGCACCACTGTGGAGCAGCTGGTGACGGCTGGCATCACGACCATTGCGGCGCTGGTCGCATGGTGGAAGAACAACTCGTTCACCAAGGAAGCCATTGCGGCCGACAAGGAGTACGACCGCCTGAAGGCGAAGAGCGGGAAGTAAAAATGATATTTTGGGCAGGGCAGGAGCGTAAAATGTGATCCACACACGTATCCAACGCTGAATGTCTCTTCTGCACTGCCTGAAAATAATTCATCTGGCACTCACCGAAGGCAGGAACTGTCTGTATAATTCAAAATGGAGTGACCGGTAAGATGAAGAAAGCCCCTGCAGCGATCATTTATGGCTCTGAGTGGGAGCCGTGAGCGAAAGTTGCAGGGACTTTTATTTTTAGCATGAGAGGAGTGCCAAAGCGAGGAAAGAGGTCGACGGAACGTACATTGTTCGTACATTTTTGATAAAAAATTGCGTTGGCATGACGAAAATGTGAAAGGTCACAAATTGTTAATAAAGAATTGCAAAAAAAGTCTTGATTTTTCGGGTCAAGATGAGTACAATGTTCTTAGCACTCAGAGAAAAGGAGTGCTAAACAACCGGAAGGGCCCACGCGAGGCTTCCGGTTCATGGCAAAGTTTAAATTATATTTTATTATAGGAGGGCAAGAACTATGAAGATCATTCCTCTTGCAGACCGTGTTGTTATCAAGACTGTTGAGGTCGAGGAGACCACTAAGGGCGGCCTGATCCTGACCGGCAGTGCCAAGGAGAAGCCTCAGGTGGCTGAGGTCATTGCTGTAGGCCCCGGCGGCATTGTGGACGGCAAGGAAGTCAAGATGACCGTTAAGGTCGGCGACAAGGTCCTCACCAGCAAGTATTCCGGCACCGAGGTCAAGGTGGACGGTGAGGAGTGCACCATCGTCCGCCAGGGTGATATCCTGGCAGTCGTTGAGGACTGAGCACAGCCCCCTCTGTATTAAGAAATTGAGCTTTAAAGGAGCGATTTGATTATGGCTAAGCAGATCAAGCAGGGCGAGGACGCCCGCAAGGCACTGTGTGCCGGTATCGACACCCTGGCAAACACCGTTAAGATCACCCTGGGCCCCAAGGGCCGCAATGTGGTGCTGGGCAAAAAGTTCGGCGCACCGGTCATCACCAACGATGGCGTGACTATTGCCAAGGAGATCGAGCTGAAGGACGAGTTTGAGAACATGGGCGCACAGTTGGTGCGTGAAGTTGCCACCAAGACCAACGATGCAGCAGGCGACGGCACCACCACTGCAACCGTTCTGGCACAGGCTATGGTCACCGAGGGCATGAAGAATGTCACTGCCGGTGCAAACCCCATGGATATCCGCCGCGGCATGAGCAAGGCTGTTGCCAAGGCTGTTGAGACCATCAAGGCACACAGCCAGAAGGTGAAGGACAGCAACGATATCGCCCGCGTCGGCACCATTTCTGCCGGTGATCCCGAGATCGGCCGCCTGATCGCTGAGGCAATGGAAAAAGTTACCTCTGACGGCGTTATCACCATCGAGGAGAACAAGACCACTGCTGAGACCTACAACGAGATCGTGGAAGGCATGCAGTTTGACCGCGGCTATCTGACCCCGTATATGGTCACCGATACCGATAAGATGGAGGCTGTTCTGGACAATGCCGCCATCCTGATCACCGATAAGAAGATCAGCGTGATTCAGGATCTGGTTCCCCTGCTGGAGCAGGTCATGCAGAATGGTATGAAGCTGCTGATCGTGGCTGAGGATATCGAGGGTGAGGCTCTGTCCACCCTGATCGTCAACCGCCTGCGCGGCACCCTGAACGTGGCCGCTGTCAAGGCTCCCGGTTTTGGCGACCGCCGCAAGGAAATGCTGCAGGATATCGCCATTCTGACCGGCGGCACCGTGGTCTCCTCCGATCTGGGCTATGAGCTGAAGGACGCTACCGTCCAGATGCTGGGCCATGCACGTCAGGTCAAGGTCACCAAGGAGAACACCACCATCGTGGGCGGTGCAGGTGACAAGGATGCGATCGCAGCCCGTATTTCTCAGATCCGCAGCCAGATTGAGGTCGCTACCAGCGATTTCGACCGTGAGAAGCTGCAGGAGCGTCTGGCAAAGCTGGCTGGCGGCGTAGCCGTCATCAAGGTCGGTGCTGCCACCGAAGTTGAGATGAAGGACAAGAAGCTGCGCATTGAGGATGCTTTGAACGCAACCAAGGCTGCTGTTCAGGAAGGCGTTGTTGCCGGCGGCGGTACTGCTCCCATCAATGCGATCCCCGCTGTGCGTGAGCTGTGCGACACGCTGGAAGGCGACGAGCGCACCGGTGCCAAGATCGTCCTGAAGGCTCTGGAAGCTCCTCTGCGCCAGATCGCTAAGAATGCCGGTCTGGAAGGCAGTGTCATCATCGACAAGATTATTTCTGCCAATAAGCCTAACTACGGCTTCGATGCGCAGAATGAGGTCTTTGTGGACGATATGATCGCTGCTGGCATCGTTGACCCCACCAAGGTCACTCGTTCCGCTCTGGAAAATGCAGCATCTGTTGCAGAAATGGTCCTGACCACCGAGAGCCTGGTTGCAGATCTGCCGGAACCTCCGGCACCCGCAGCTCCTGCCGGTGATATGGGTGGCATGGGCGGCATGTACTAATAACAGCCTAAAAACCGCATGAATCCTTGATTTTTGGAGTGCGCAAAAGCGGATTTACGCCAAACTTACGCCACTTACGCCAAAAATCAAAGCGCACTATAGGGTAACAGAATCGGCACCCGCTGAAAATCGGGTGCCGATTTTTTTGCGTCTGGGAGTATTGAAGAATCGTGAGCCTGCTGGTGGATTCTGCGAGAGACAGACTGTCAGCGGCTTTATTGTTGACGAAGAACAAAGGTAGGGATACAATAAGCCAAAATCCTAAAATGCCAAACAACCCAAGTGTCTGAAGGAAAAAGAGAATGCCATTGTGGATGCGTTGGAGCATTTTAAGATGGTATAAAGAGAACTCCCACGATTTGCAAGCGGGCAAGTGCTTGTAATCGTGGGAGTTCTCTATAAATGGACGGATATAAGCCGAAAATATTTACCGTCATGCATAAATGGCAACAGGGATAACAATTACGGCAGGCCCTGAGATTTCCGTCTTTAATTCAGGGAGATTGTATTGCTTCATGTCTTCATTTTGAAGACATAAAAACATATCAGCGAGAAGATCATGTGGGAGAATGGACAGTGTTGTTTTTCTTAAAAGATCAATGCTTTCTGTTTTGTCGGCACAGATTGCAATAACTTTTCCAAGGACCTTGAAATGTCCACCGAGAATTTCGGAAATATTATCATTTGACAGATACTGTTCTTGAGCAGATAAAACAACAGTCCCTGCCGAATCAGATAAGATGAAATCTACCGTTCCACTGTGTTTGAGTTCGCTGGCAAAGGATTTGATTTTTTTCATGGTTTCATCTTGCTGCTGCTTTTGTGCTTTAGCCTGCGTCTTTGCGTTTAACTGAGGTTTTTCTGCAAAAATATCAGCCATTCTCAGCATATCCACAAAAATATCCATACAATTGATTAGCGGATTTTTTTGAAGTTCTCCTTCCACCTCAATAAAATCACCGATTTTCATATTTGAGATGTCGAATCCAGATTTTAGGATATTCGCATCTGTGAGGAATGCTCGGAATTTGGATAACAAAGATACATTTGTGTGTACTTTTTCTTTGGTTGTGTTTTCAGTTTCTCCACAGTTTCCAGAATGGGACAATTCACCTTTTAGATCGATTTTGAGCAGTTTACTTAAGATTGAAGCGGACGTAGAAACTTCTGCTTCAATTTTTTGAGCATTACTGTTCTCTTTATGATCGGAATAGCTTACCTGACTTACTGTAGAAAAGCCATCTTCGATGATTGCAAGCATATCCAAAACTATCTTTTCATTGATATATACAGGTATCATCAATTGATTTACGTCCATATTCGTTTTCTCCTTTCCAACGGTACTTATTTGCGTTGAACATTAAAATTGTTATTATGCCAGATGGAGTTTCTCTTTCAGCGCATCCTGAAGGACGCCGGAAAAATTGATGTGTGCCGATTCGGCGGCATCGTTGAGCCAGCCGGGAATGGAAAGCGTTTTCTTTACGGGTCTGTACCGCTTTTCGTACTCTTCCATATCGAAAGGCACCATCACCACAAAATCTTCCGGGTCAACATGGAGTGCAGAAGGGACAGAAGGCTCCGGGCAGACTTTGCAATCTTCCAGCATAAGGCCGATGGCATCCTGTGCCATGCGGACGGCTTCGTCCATGGTATCGCCTTGGGTGAAGCAGCCCTCAATATCGGGAATCTCAACAGAGTACCCGGTTTCTTCCGGGTGAAAAATTGCGGGATAGAAAATAGCGTTCATAATGTGACCTCACCTTTTATAATTCAACAAACAATCAATGTACCTTCACTTAACAGGCCCACATTATTGGTTGGAAATTGTAGAATAGTCTATGCAGTGCTTCGCAGTTTCAGAATATGAAGTCTACAATCATCATATTCTTACTTTTTGAGTCCGGCTAATTTGAGAATATTTTTCTCGGTACCGGGCTTCAGATCCTTTGCGTGAAATGGAACGACAGTGGTTTTGTTGGTAGTTGGGTTATGATACTTGTAGTGTGACCCATTTGCACTGACTAAAACAAAGCCGTTCTGCTCCAGCAAGCGAATCATTTGCTTGGGAGTCATCGGCATGGCGGGTGCCCCTCCTTTCTTTCAGGATTACGTCTTTATTGTATACGTATTTTACGTATTTGTCAAGAGACGAAAACAGCCGCCCAGCGACCTTACGGTCTCGCTGGGCGGCTTATTTTTTGCGTTTCCAGAGCAAATATTCTTCGTAGCGGTGCATCTCGTTCTGTTCTTCTTCGGTCAGGCGCAGGCGCTGCTTGCGGGCTTCGTCCGAGGGGTCGATGTCGGTCAGACCCAGTAGGTAGTCGGCAGAGGTGCCATAACGCTTGCAGAGCGCAATCAAAACTTCATGGCTGGGAGATGCTTTGTCGCGTTCCCATGTGCGGACGGTAGGCACTGAAACATGAAATGCCTTTGCTAAATCTTCTTGCGTTTCACCGTTTAATTTGCGTAACTCCGCGAGCCGTTCGCCAATCATCCTAATTCCCTGCCTTTCTTTGCTATCAGTATAAATAATATTGTCGCTTTTGACAAAAAACGATAATCCTGTTGTCAGTTTTGCTTAAAAGTGATAATATTATTATCATAATAGTGCGAAAGTGATAAGAATACTGACACTTCCGCCGCAACGCTAAGGCAAAGCGAGGGAATCCCCGTTGGAACAACTGATCGATTTTCAAGCACCGGAAGTGCAGGCGGTGCTGGATACGCTACTAAAAGATAAATCTACCGGCAAAAACATCATCTGGGCCACCGACCCGCCGGAAGAACTGCAAACAGTGATGTACGAACCTGTCACGGATAGATCCCAGATCACCACCCAGCAGCTCGGGCTGACCCACTACGAGGTGGTGCTGCCCCGGATGATGAAGCAGACCGACACCCAGCAGCAGCGCACCCGCAAAAAAGGCGAGGTGTTCAGCCCGGCATGGGTCTGCAACAAGATGAACAATGCACTGGACGCCGACTGGTTCCGTGGGCTGGGGGCAGAGCAGACCACCGAGCAGTTCACGGTGGAACTGCCCCAAGGCTGGCAGACGGTGGAAACGCCGGTGCAGTTTCCGGTTTGCAAGGGCAGAACCCCGGCATGGGTGCAGTATGTGCAGAGCCGCCGCTTGGAGGTGACCTGCGGCGAAGCCCCCTTTCTGGCGTCCCGGTACGATGCCGCCACCGGTGAGATGATCCCGGTAGCCCGGCGCATTGGCATTCTGGACCGCAAGCTGCGGGTGGTAAGCGAGAACGCCGCCACAGAGGACGAGTGGCGCAAATATGCCACCCATGCGGTGCAGTCCACCTACGGCTATGAGTATCAGGGAGATAATCTTTTGCTGGCGCGGGTCAACCTGCTGCTGACCTATGCAGAGCATCTGCAAGCCCGCTGGCAGCGCAAACCCACAAAAGAAGAGTTACAGCCTATCGCCAACATCATCAGCTGGAACCTGTGGCAGATGGACGGCCTGCGCCTGTCCGTGCCCGGCGGCAAGCCCCAGCCGGAGGCAGAACAGCTTGACCTCTTTTCCATGTTCGGGGCGGCAGAGCCGCAGCCGCCCACGGTATCCTGTAAAGTAAAAAACTGGCGCAAGGGCAGCCATGGAACCGCCCAGAACTTTGAAACCATTCAGGAAGGGAGTACCAGCATGAAGTTTGATTATGTCATCGGAAACCCGCCGTATCAGGATGAAACCCTTGGCGATAATGGAACGTTTGCACCGCCAGTATATAACAAGTTTCTGGATGCGTCTTATGAGATAGCAGAAAAAGTAGAGATGATTCATCCGGCACGCTTTCTGTTCAATGCTGGTTCTACGCCGAAAGCATGGAATGAAAAAATGCTGAATGACGACCATCTCAAAATTCTTTATTATGAAGCTGATAGTAGCAAAATGTTTGTGAACACAGACATTAAAGGCGGTATTGTGGTTTCGTATCGCAATATGTTAGAGCAATATGGCGCAATAGGAACATTTACACCCTATGAGGAATTGAATAGGATTCTTTGCAAAGTTAAACCTGCAATAAAAGTACCATTGAGCGCCATGATTTCGGGCAGAGGTGTATATAAACTATCCACGGTTGCTTTGGAAGAACACCCAGAAATTGAAAGACTTCAATCAAAAGGTCATAAATACGATGTGGGGTCCGGTGCTTTTAAAATTCTGAAAGACATTGTGTTTTTTGAAGAAAAGCCCGTAGATACTAACGAATATGTTGCATTTCTCGGACTTGTAAATTTGAAAAGAGTGTATTATTGGACAAAGTTGAAGTATCAAAACCCACCCAAAAGCTTTGCGGAATATAAAGTG